CCATAAATGACAGGGCTGCAAAAATCTTTAGTACATCTTTTGCAGTAAGCGTATATCCGTTGTACTTCACTTCTTCTCCACCTCCTTTATTTTTTCAGCATAAAATTCTCGCATCTGTTTTCTTATTGATGGTTGTAAATAATATTCACTGTTTGCTACACCAAACACCATGTTTATGCACAGCTCATAGTCAGTATCATTAACTACACCATCGCGATTTATGTCCGCAGCCGCTAAATAAGCACCTGTTAGTTTTGTTGATGTGTTAATATGTAAGTCTATAACACTCGCATCAAACGCATCAACAATACCATCGCCATTTACATCCCCCGGCATAATAATTGTGTATACATCAATTACCGTATCTTCTTTTGACAAAATTTGTGCTTCTGCCCCGGTTGCGTTAATTAAACCACATGCATTTTCGACTTGATTTATACGTCCTCCTTCGGTAGCAGAAAAATAATCATCAATCTTGCATCCAGAAGGTAGCCCCCATAAATATTTGTTGGTCTTGTCTACAATAACATTCTTATTCGTAACCGCAACAATTTCACTGTAATCAAGTTTCATAAATCTTGCTTCAATAGTGGAACTTTCAGTTACAGGAAACGAATATTTTTCTTCAGCATCCATAATTCGTAACCCATTCTTATACCAACCCTGAAATACATAACCATCACTTGGAATAGCTGAAATTTGTGCTATCGTATTTTTAGCAAAAGTACCACCACCAACAACACGTCCGCCTAAAGTTCCGGATGTAACCGTAATTAGGCAATCAGGCTCTACATAATATTTAAACGTGTTATTGCTGTAGTTCTCTTCGGCATCATCACTTTCTAACGATATATAGATAAGTTTTGCTTTATCAAATGCTACAGGGTTTGAATAAGAATCGTTTAACGCGAAAACAAAAGAACGTTCTTCCTTAGCTTGTATTACAGAAGCAAAATTTTCACCTATAACCTTACCGTTAAATTTATCTTCAAATAATTTAATAGTAGCTGATGATGCAGATGAATAACCATTATTTTGTACAACAACTTTAATTTGACGCAACGACCCATCTCTTATTTCTTCAACGCTTTTTATATTAAGGTCGGGTAAACCAACAATAAACGTAGATTGATTGTTAGTAATTTCATTATTTAAGTCGTCTGCTGGCGTAATCGTAATATGGTATTCCATTTTTTCTATAGATGCCGGTAAAGTAAATGGCATCTCCAAATTACATGATTCGCCTATTCCAACTGACTTTTCAACAAAAGTTGACTGTACCGATGTACCGTTTTTGTCCGATATTTCCACTTTAAAACTATCAATTGTTTTTGAGCCACTATTATATATTTTTGTTGAAAGCATAATTGATTTGTTTGGCTCAACAACACCGGTATATGTAGTATTAGGCGAAACGTAAATATCGTAATACTCTTCTTCCGATTTTTGAATTAGGTACAAATTTCCATATGAATTATCACCGGTATAATCAGCATAGCAAAAAGCCAATTCAATATTTCCAGTTGAGTTTAAACATACATCCCAACCTCGTACAACGCCCGAATCTTTAGCCAACGGATAAATTGACCCGTAACTACCAGATATAGGTTCATACTTTATTCCTTGAAAAACCATACCACTTTCATCTTCGGTTTCCCAAACAATTGCTGTGTTATTGTTATTATCACAAACGACTTTAATTTGAGAAACACTATTATCTATACTTTTTATTTCCTGTTTGACATCAAAATTCCCATTTCGTGCAACCATAATTGAATTATCACTTAGCCAATACAAATTGCCATTAACAAAATTTACAGAATAGTCGGATGTTTCGCCGTTTGATAATTTTATGTTTTCCGTTCCACCAACAACAAAAATCTCAAATTTATTTGAATTAGAATTGACTTCACTATTATCTGCTTGCGTAGAAAACACAACAAAGTTATCTCCATCAATATATGATGTATCAACACTATTTATTGTCGATAAGTTTTGTGCCATTGTTTCAACTTGCTGCCATACACCAGATATGCATTGTTTCCTAAAAATCGAATTCTTACCAACAACAGTTAATGAGCTATTCTCACTATTTTCCTGCCATACTATTGATATATTATTTCCATCTGACACAATTCTTTGTGACATTTCATACTTATTGTTATTGGTCGTTACAGCTGTTGTATCATTAAACCTTGAGCCATCCCAATGAGTATAGTACAAATCCATATTGGCGGACATTTGTTCTAACGTAACATTTTCATCAAATTCTTTATTTGCATTCTGCCAAACAACATAAACTCCCCCGGTTCCGTCTGGATATATAGTAGGTTCAAAATCCGCTGTTCCGTCGTCGAAAATTGGTTGCGGGTTACTCCAGCTGGTACCATCATAAATACTATACATAAGTATAAAACGATTTTCCTCTGTTCTATCAGTTGCATCATCAACATACGTCAAAAACATTTTACCGTTATTAAGGCTTACAATTTTTGGTTTTGCATAAATTTGAAGGTTTTCCTTGAAAGTATTTGGGATGGTTCTTGCCATCTTTATATCCGCGCTTGCCGTATCTCCAACAGGTTTTATAAATTGTAAATCATTTGGAGAAACATTTAAAGTTTTTTTGGCTTTTGGATATATTTGCAAATCCACAAAATTCCAATCATGTCTTGCTCCCCAAGCTAATGCGTTCCATTCAAAAAAGACCGAAGCGCTAAAGTTTGCTTTAAAGTCGGTTTTAAAAGAATTCATCGGCAGCTTAAAATTACAATTCAAATCGCCACTCACACCCATATAAGCGTTTGCAACAAAAAGATTTCCTTCAACACCAGCACTTGGTTTTACAGAAAAATTCAAGTCACCACTTACATTAACATTATTATTTTCATCAATGTTAAAAGAAAAACCATCTCGAACTGAGCCTTCAATTTGAAATTTTAAATACATTGTCGGAACTATTGTATACGTTGCGGTAGCCTTGGTTTCCCCCAAAAGAGCCCCGCCACCTTCTACAATTTGACCTTTATTGTTGATTGTCATATATCCAACTACATAAGACCTAAAATCAAATCCCGCTTTTAGTTTTTGGTCATATAAATCACCCTTTGTACCTGCTATTAGGCTATCTATTTCATATTTGCCTTTATCTATACTTGTAACTATTGTTTTAACTTTATGAAACGCCTCATTATATTTTCCTGCTTTTTCTCTAACGCCATATTTACTAACCTCTTTTCCATAGACGTTAACTCCCATAAGCACATCTAACGAATCTGTCTCTATATTATGATATGTTTCAATCTGTATGAAATCCCAATTGAATGATAAATTCGCCTGAAATAGCGGTACCTCTTTGCCAAATATATTTACTGTTGGTCCATACAAAACTTCCTCTTGTGTAGAACCAGTATCAATTGAGATTGAGGGGTCAGGATTGCTATCCAAGTTTGATACACCTTTATCGCGTCCCGAAAAAGCGTCCTTATCAATTTCAAAAGCTCCATCTGAACTTGGAATAGATAAATAATTGCCTGATGCATCCTTGTCAGAAAACTGGTCAAAAGCCCAGTTGCTTGGCAGTCTGTATCCCAAATTTCCACTAAATCCCGTTGACATATCTCCGACAAAACTACTGCAAGCATAACCTTTCTCAGATACTCGAATACAGACGTTACGAGCACCATAAACGCCAGTTTTATATGAGCTGTATTTCATTTCTTCTGAAATTGCCTTAAAATAAGGAATTATATTAGACGTAATTTGGGAATCGATTGCGTCAAAATCTACTGCAAAATAAATAATTGTATTTTGGGGAAGTCCTAAAGCTTTTGCTGCTTTAATTGCTGAATTAGCATCGGATTTTCCTTGCTCAGAAGTAAAATAAGAGTCTTTTCTTGCTGTTGTTTGATATATTGGAAAGAAATTCAAACCTGCAGCAAGAATAATCTCGGCTTCAGAACGTGTTAATGCTTTACTAACTCCACCATTATAAGTACCTGTCAAATATCTTCCGATATATCTATATCCTTTTTCATATAAAGCTTCTGCTTTGGGTTTTGTTAAAATTGTTGCACAGTCAGCAGCAATCGCTGTACGATTACGGTCGCCACAGCTTATAAACAACGAAAGCCATGTTTCTTTATCTGCAACTCCAGATGTTGTAATTGCGTGGTGTTCTTGGAACTTTCTCACATTTAGTTTTGTTGCATTGTCATATCTACCATTAAAAACACCGTTTCCAAAGCCGTTTACATATAATGCAAACTGTAGCAGTTTTGTAAAATTCGTTATATTTGAATTAGAATAGTATGCGCTATCGCCTGTTCCCGGATATGTTTTTGCAGCCGACGAATTTTGTTTGTATGGAATCTGAGGGCAACAAAGTTGCGTAGTGTTACCAAAATTTCCATTAGCAATTTCTATTGGTAAACCCTCTTCAGCCTGCAATGCGTGTATCAGTGCTTTATTAGTGTTACGACCATACACGCCATCGCAAGGACTAATACCAGTATAAGCTTCATAGTTGTTGTTTAACCATTGCTGAAATGAACGTATATCAGCATCGCTTCCATATGATGACGGCAGTAACTTAAAACTATCCATTGAGAGAAGCGCCATCATTAAATTTAATGATACTATGCCATCTTTGGCTTTAAGTCCCGCATCTTTTTGTATTTTTTTAACAGCTTCTTCAACACTACTATCAAAGACCTTATCAATAGATACCGTATCTGTTTCAGAATTATAGTTAAACTTATACCCGGGATTATATCCTTTACACCACAACGCACATTGTAAAATGGCATATTTATTATCAGTAACACCATCTTGTCTTTTCAATATATTCTCAGAATAAAGTTTTTGCGTTGTTGGTCCAAAACTATTTGAAAGAGAGGTTATACCAAGCTCGTGCTGCAAAGCCTTTCTCAAACCATAAATAGTGGCCCACCCTGTTTTTCCGTTTTCTTCTACCTTATCAAAGCCTGTTAAATTCCCATATTCTTGATTCAGCCATTTTTGAGTATAATAAACCATTGGGTCTCCGGGGGTTGTGTTTGAGTAAGCATTATTAGTTATATCTTCTTCATTTTCATCTTTATCATACACAGTATCCAAATAGTATTCATCATCCGAATAAGACTTATCGCCTATTTCATTTGACGAATTTGCTATTATGAATTCACTATCCTCCATTGAACTAACCACTTTGGCATTGTTAAGCGCCTCGATAATATCTTCCTTAGAAAAAGGTGTATTATTTACCAAACCATCATTCTTTTCTGCATTCACACCCATAGCCGCAACGGAAAGAATAGAACAATTTAATGTAGCTAAAATTACAAGGACCATTAGTATTACAGAAACTGCTTTTCTTTTGTTTTTTAACATATCATATCCCCTTAACAATATTTCCTTCTCGCAAAATATATCCAGCAAAAAAACTCCTTTCGACCAAAATTGAAACATAAATTACGCAAAGCCGACTGGATTATTTTGGAAAAAGGTAAGGATATTATAGCATTTTTACATTATGCTTGTATATACCTTCAAGTTATCTCAAAAAAATCAGAATAATGCACAAAAATTCAACAAAATTATAGTAACAAATACAAAAGCACCCATACTTTCAAAACGAAAGCATGGGTGTTTTTTAACATTATTAAACGTTAAGCAACTTCTTTACTGAGCTATAAAATTGCAAGAATTTTCTGTTGCCCAAGTTTCAGCAGCCGAACCCGCAATACCATAAACAGTTATTTTAATAGGGTTGCCTTTGTTATCCATGTTGTTAATTCGTATCACAGTACAACTGCTGGGTATAGTTATTTTAGTAATAGGCGCATTGGTAAGTGTCATTACAAACTTTTTTCCGCTGCTCGGATGCCATCCCGTATCATCTGGCGCATTGGTCGCCGAAAGTTCTTCAACACCATCCTCGAAAGTTACTTCTTTCAACGAAGAAAGGTCTCCAAAAGCAATGTTAGTATCTATTGTTTTAACAGACCCCGGTATAGTAAGGCTTTCCATGCCCGAACAGTCAGCAAATGCACCATATCCAATGCTTGTTACGCTGTTGGGTATGTTTACACTTTTTAACTTGCTACATCCTTTAAAGGCTCCTTTTTCGATAGTCTCTACTGTTTCCGGAATGGAATATTCTGTTAATTTATTCTCCAGACATTTTATTAACGTTGATTTGTCTTTACTGAAAATAAATCCATTTTCTTCAAAATAATTGTCAACACACGTACCTTGTGACATTTTATCTTTAACCCATTTTTCCGCAACGGAATCGGATGTGACATAGAATGTTACTCCAAACCCGGTTTGATTTGAGCAGAAATAGTTGCCTTCTCCAATTTTAGTTAGCGATGCCGGCAATTTAACATTATATGTGAATGACGCAAGATAAGAATCCTCCGTGCTACTGCCGCTGGTGCCACGCGGCATTGTGCAAAACGCTTCATCACCTATTGACGCACACCCTTCTTCTATGTTAACAGTTATATCAACGCCACTCGAATAATACGAGCCGTTTATTGATGAAAACGGTCTGCTGTCGAAGAACGCCCTACTTCCTACGTTTCCAAAAATCGTCAAAGACTTAGCATCTAAATACGACTCTTTAAAAGCACTGTTACTGATGCTGCCTTTTATGGTTATCGAGTTCCCCTGAAACTGGGTGTCGCAAAAAGCTTCTTCTCCGACACTACCGGTTATAACGAAATCGTTTTCATAACCGCCCAAGAATACATCATTGCAGAAGGCGCGATAGCCAATGTTCTTTAAGGTAGAAGAAAAGAAGAATGGGTACTGACTACCCAAGTTTAGCAAATAGTCACGGACTTCCTCCTCTTTGTTTGCAGTTCCGAAATCTATGCGTTTCACGGAAAGTGCCTTGTCCGATGACAGCAGAATGGTCCCATAACTGCTATTATTATCCCAAAAACATCCATCGTCAACATTCTCCAGTCCATTGCTAAGATTAACTATTTTTACGTTGGGATAACCCATTGACGATAAAGTATAGGTGTCAAAATAAAAACACCCTTGTCCGATTGTTTTTACAGAATTGGGAATCGCGATTGGTGTTATTGTAAATGTTTCCGTTGAAGTCGGATTATCTACCGGTACTGTTCCAAGAGCCATATCCATAAAAAAGGCCCAATCACCAATCTCTTCAACGGTATTGGCAATACTAATGCTACAAATGCCAAATCCTCGATTTGATGGTATTTCTATATCTGACGGAAATTCAGCTTGACCTGTTAAGTATTTTAAGTCCATAGGGATAAATGCTCCGGCGCCAATGTTCTTTACTCCTTCTTCTATTGTGGCAGTTTGCAAAAATGGGAAGTGTTCTGCCATTGGCGATGGGTCTCCAGACGGGGATACGTTAAGACTGCCGCCATCTGTTGTGGGCAATATATCTTTATAGCTCGACGCAGCACTCTGAAAATCCTTCATCAATCCGTCACTATCGTCGCCGTTTCTTATTATTTTTACGCTTGAATAATCTTCATTAAATTTTGCTACAACATACTCCGGCTTATTTTTTCCTATCGCATACAGGTGTTCATCAGCATTTATTTCGTCTAACGTATAAGTCTTTTCCGCAACAGAAAAATTAAAAGTTGCCGTTCCTAAATAGTTGCCGCTGTATTTGGCTTTTTCACTTAACTTAGCACCGAAGCTAAAAGACGCTTTTACACTTGTGGCGTCTGCGGCCTGTGTAATAATCTTTGAGCCACTGCTAACCACCGAGCCTTCAGAATTGTATATACTATATGGAAGATTAACATTTCCTTCTGTGAGGTTGCCGCTGTATTCTATTGTACCGACGAGTTTTTCCCCGTTGCCCAATACAACATTTTCTGTCTCTACAGTGTACGCATCGCCATTTAGAGTTTCTGATTCGTCCTGTGCCTTGATTGTGTCCGGGATTACAGCGGTCCACGTAGAGTCAGATTTATACTCAACCGTTGTTTTGTCACCGGCAAACGCGGAGAGAACAAAACAGCTAATTATTATAACAGCAGCCAAACTCATTGCCAATAATCTTTTAATTGTTTTTCCCAAATTTATCACATCCTTTCTTATATATAAAAAATATTTGACACATTTGCCCTTTTACTGTAACAAATAAGTTCCCACCATTTTTTGGTAGGAACTTATTCTTATGTTTTTTACTGAGCTACAAAAGTGTAGCCTTCGTTTTTAGCCCATGTTTCGGCATACGAACCGGTAGTGCCATAAACGATTTTCAGATTGCCGCACTTGTTGAAAGCGTTATCGGCTATATACGTTATGTTGCTTGAAAGCGTAACGTTTTTAAGTGCTGCACAGCCTGTAAAGGCGTAGGCTCCTATTTTCTTCACACTGTTAGGAATTACAATGTTCTCAAGAGACGAACACTGATAGAACATTCTGTTTGTAATATTTGTGTTACTTGGTAAAGTAATTTCTTTGAGAGATGTACAACCATTAAACGTATCCGAGCCAATGGTTGTCACACTGTTCGGAAGCGCAGCCGTAGCAAGTGCTGTGCATCCGCTAAATACAAAATTGCCTAACTTTTGTACACTGTCAGGCACAGCAATATCTGTAAGCCCCTCGCACCCGCTAAATGCGGCATTACCTATGCTTTTTACGCTACTTGGAATAGTAACATTTGCCAGTGTGTCACAATTATAGAATGCATAATTGTTGACGCTTATTACGCTGTCTGGTATAGAATACTCGCCGGACTTCCCTTCCGGATAACGCCATAGAGCTTTCTTCTGATTGAGGTAATTGAAGTACAAGATACCGTCCTGACTTGTGAATTTGTCATTCTCCGCAGACACGTTGATTTCTTTTAGGTTGGAACACTCATTAAATGCGCGCTCACTTATTCCGGTAACGCCAGAAGGAATTGCAATTGTGTTGAGAGAGAAACAATTTTGAAAAGCATAATCTCCAATAGAATCCACGCTATTTGCTATGCTTATGTCAGCAAGAACCTTACAATTTTGAAATGCACATTCGGATATTGATGTGACACCCTCTTCAATTACAGCAGATTTAAGAGAGTCTCTCGCCTCGCACTCATACATCGCCCAATTTTTCATCTTGCCATCAGAATCATTTCCGTTTTTCGAAATTGTCACCTTAGAGAAATCGTCGTTGAACTTAGCAACAACATACTCAGGTTTGGTTGCCCCGATATTAAGAGTGTAGTTATTTGCTTTTATTGCATTTACCAGATACTTAATACCTTCGCCAACCTCATCAAACGAAAACGTAGCTGTATCAGTATAATAACCCGAATATTTAGGTTTTTCGGTTGCAACAGCACCGAAGTTTGAAGTTTTCTCTTCGGTAGACTTACCGGAAACCTGAGTAATAATCTCTGAACCGCTTGTTAAATCGCCTCCGGCGGTAGCAAGCTTATATGGTATTTTCACATTGTTTTCTTCAGCTACAACGCCGTTATACGTAACTGTTCCCACAAGGGACTTACCGTCCGGTATAATTACATCTCTTAATGTTACGCTGTTGGCATTGGTATCGACGTCTTCAGACATCTTCTGTACTTTGATGTATGCTGGTATAGTCGCTGTATATGTAGATTCTTCTGAATATTCAACTGTTGAACTGCCCGAAGGCGTGTCCTGATTAAGTGTCTTATCTGCCGCGAAAGCCATAGTGCCACAGCTTGCGGCTGTTACCGCTCCAAGAGCTACAGATATAATCTGTTTTGTTAACTTTTTCAAATTTATCAATCCTTTCTTAGAAAATAGGAAAAGCGGCCCCTATAATTGTTCGGGGCAATATATAGGAGCCGCTGAAAAATGGAATCGGGTCAATCAAGACCGATTACGAATACAAGATTAGTCAACAGATACAGTGAATGTAGCTGTGTCGTTATAGGTTCCTGAAAAGGACGGAGCCTGAGTAAGTACAGCACCGAGAGCCGTAGAAGTTACAGCATCCGGATTACCGGCGGCCACACTGAGAATGGTGTCGCCTGTTGCTATCTTCGCACCCTGATTCTGAAGGTCGTAAGTAATCTTAGTATCTGCGTTGTCAGCAAGTACAAGAGAATCCGCAAATGCAACCTTTACGTTAAGGGTCTTGCCGAACGGAATAAGGACTTCTTTGGCAGTTACATCTTCTGTTACCGGGGTCTCGCCGACCTTGGCAGCTTTAATGTATTCCGGAATAGTTACTATATATGTTCCGTTGACCGTATCATCGGTCGGGTCCTCTGGAGTACCGGGGTCGGTTACTTTACCTGCCTGATAATAGACGGTTGCAGTACCGGTCGGGGTGTCCTGATTAAGTGTTTTGTCAGCAGCGAAAGCTACTGTGCTGAGTGAACAAAGAGTCGCAAGTGAAAGAGCTGCGGCTACTGCCTTCTTTAATACGTTTTTCTTAAAATGCATTGTTAATTACCTCTTTTTCTTTCTTGAATTTTTTGTCTTTTGTAATTTGATTGTGTAATCTCTGATGTATCACACAACACTCAAACATGAAATGCAGCACAAGAAGGCTCTGCTCGTACCTTGTAATAGACTATGGTCTTCAAAGCAATTCTCCTTTCAATTTAGATTTTGTATACGGTCTTGTTTTCATTGCACGCCTCTGAACAATCTTACTTGACGTGCATAGTTACTTGCATCTCCGGCGAGTTCATCTCGGCGCCGGTTTCCAGCTCGTTTGTATAAATGTGTATGATAATCGGATAATCACCCTGCGAGAACTCACGCGAAATGTCTATTTTATGTATTTTTTCTCCGGGCGGCACCATGTTTGATTTGTATATTACCTCTCCTGAGTCTTTGAGCTTAATCTCAAACGAGAAATAGCACGGGTTGCCATCAGGGTTTTCGAGGTCTATACCTAATCCCTCTGTTTTATTTGCCGGTATCGTCCATTCGGTGAAGCCTTTTACTTGTATGCCTGCCGGTCGCTGTTCCTCACCGTTATTGTCGCTGTTCCCTGTGGTGTCTTCTATCACAGGCGTCCACGGCATATGCGGTTTGTCAGGCTTTGACGGTATAAACGTCAATCCGACGAGCATAGACGTCACAAGTAAAATCGGAATTATAATTACGGCTAACGAACGCTGTATCTTTGTAAAGGAGTTTTCTCCCGTCCTTACATACTGTTTTGTATACGAGAAAAATCTTCGCTTATTGTAATGGTCGAATTTGTCTCCGTTTATAGACAGTATGTTGTCGCCTTTGTCCTTAAACTTCTTTTTTATCTTTGCAAAGCCGTCAATGGGATAGTCTTTACCGCGTTCTTCCTGTTCCTGCTTAAACCGCTTAAACTGCTTGCGTGTAAGATACTGATATTCTTTTTTCTCTTTTTCACGCTTGTATTCACCCTTTTTATACCCTACGCCCAAGTCCTGCACATTGCGAGCGAAGTATATCTTTTTTTCATCCGTCTTTTGCTCTTTGCTCTGTCCAACATCAGAACTCCCTGATGTGGTTAGTTTTTTGTTTTCATTCATTTTTTGTTTTTCCTCCTTGTTGTATTTGCATCTATATATGATGAAAAAATCGTGAAATTTGCCCTTTTTACAAAAAATCAATGTAAAAAAGGACATAAAAAAACCGCTTCCCATAGGGAAACGGTCTGATGTTCGTTATTCGGTTGTTTTTTGCGTTTGTTCTTTTTTCTCGCACTTATCACTGTAACTATTATATCGCGGCTTTATTTTGAAGTCAATGTCATCTTTTTTTCACGATTTTTTTCACTTTTATTTCACGGTTTTTTTCACATTTTTTTCACGTTTTTACAAAGCAAAAAAAAGAAAGCCAACATCAAAAGATGCTGACTTTCTAAATTATTTTATGTAATGAAACAATCAAACCGAACCGTGCATACTCGAATATTTTCCTTTATGTTCGCAGGTGGCATTACTTTGTTCTTGCCTCAACAAGCTTTGAACTTCACTCGGTGCTATTTCGACTTCTTCTGCATCCGGTATTTCATCGGCTGCTTTGGAAGCTTCAACTTCGGCTTTTTTCTCGGCTTTGGTAACGGATGCTTCGAAATCTTCATCGTTGCTTCGTACAGCTACAACCTCGTCGTTGCTGTCTGTCTCGTTACTTTTCACCGACACAACCGAATTGTTAACACTTCTGCGCTTAGTTGTGGCCTTGGTTTCTGTCTTAGCATTTTCCGGGCTTGACGTACTCTCAGGAACAGAAGCCGCAACATCTGAAGCATCTGCATATGTCGTAACAACCGTCGTTGTTTCCGGCATATCTTCATCATTATTCCTTTGAATAGAGAAAGCTACCGTAAGTGCTGCTGTTAAAACAGCACAAATGCCAACTGCCATTATTATTTTAGACGTCTTTTTCATGATTAAATATCTGCCTTTCAGTAAGAAGTAAAAGTAAGATATATATAAACGGCTGTAAAATATAGAACAGCCGGAAAACAAAAGAAAGCCGCACTCTCCAAGGAGAAGGCGGCTGATATATTATACTTGTCATATTACTACAACAAGCGGTCTTCAAAAGACCCTAACAGCCGCCTTTACATATGACGGTTGATAAAAAAATAGCTGCTACCAATCACCAATCGTGAAAGATAACAGCAAGCTCCCGTAAAATACACAATATAAATAAAAAAACCGCCACCAATCGCCGAGCGCGAAAGATAACAGCAAAACATTAAATTTATTTAATATACATAATTTATTATGTTTAAATTATACCATAGTATTTTACTACTGTCAAGTAAAAAAAGCAAAAAAGGCTCACTGAGTATCACACCTCAGAGAGCCTTAATTATATTTGCTTTACTTTACACTTGCAATAATTCTTTTATTCTTTCAACACCCTTACTTGCGTCCTTATAGCCGCTGTTGTACGACCTTGTATACCATTCAAGGGCCTTTGTATAGTCTTGTTCCACACCTTTGCCGCACTCGTACATACGGCCGATATTGTTCATTGCATCACTATTACCTGCAGCAACAGCCTTATTGTACCATTCAAGAGCCTTGGAATAGTCTTGTTCCACGCCTTTACCGTAATCATACATATAGCCAATAATGTACATTGCAGTAGCATCACCGGCATTAGCAGCTTTGTTATACCATTCAAGTGCCTTTGTATAGTCTTGTTCCACGCCTTCACCATCCCTGTACATATAGCCGATATTGTACATTGCAGCAGTATTACCGGCATTAGCAGCTTTTTTGAACCATTCAAGAGCTTTTGTATAGTCTTGTTCTACGCCTTCACTAAACTCGTACATATAGCCAATATTGTTCATTGCAGCACTGTTGCCTGCATTAGCAGCCTTGTTATACCATTCAAGAGCTTTGGAATAGTCTTGTTCTACGCCTTCACCGTAATCATACATATAGCCGATGCTGTACATTGCAGAAGCATTACCGGCATTAACAGCTTTGTTATACCATTCAAGAGCTTTGGAATAGTCTTGTTCTACGCCTTCACCGTACCTGTAAATATGGCCAATGCTACATAAAGCCTTATTGCGACGTTTCTTATCTATTGTGCTTTCTTGCGCAAGACTGTTAAGGTAAACTATTTCCTTCATGTAATATAGCTCTCCCGTCTTTTTCTTGGTGCTATACAGGGGTTTTCCACATTGTACACAGAAGTTTGCCGTATCCATATTGACATTTCCACAGCTTATACATGCGCTCCCCAAAACTAATCGTTCTGCGGAAATTTGTACATCATTTATACAGACTTTCGGGGCTTTTGATATAAGTGTATTGTAATAACATTTGTTTGAGCGACAGTCGTTCCTATATTTATCAATACTGTAAAAAGCGGGCTTCTTTAAATCGTCTTCCGATATAGCAATACTATTATCTATGTATTGTTTCATACGATTACCCCAATATAAGCACAACAAATCATTGCGGGCTTGAGAAATAATGACAATATATTTAATTTGATTTATGCTTGTTTCCTCATGTACGGGAGAAATAATATCATTCCCATACGTGTTAATAAGACTTATAAGATATTTAAAAACCGCAAGTTCGGAACAACTTAAAGCTTTGGAACATTTCACGTCATAAATTTTTTCAAACATATCATAATGGTTTCTGTTAGTAATACTCTGACAAGTGTTATTATTATATAAACATGAAATTTTTAAGGCTTCAAGTAACGCCGTAGCAATATATTTTAGCGGGACAAATTCATTAGCGAGTCCCCTTTTGGCTGCAAGAGTCGCAGCTTTAACAATCCAATAATAATATCTCACATCGTACAGATAGTTATTATTAGAAAAATACACTTTCGCATCGCAACATCCACGGAAATAATCATAAGATACGCAAACAGATTGAAAAGCACCCCATTGAATTTGCTTCGGCAGAAAACCGACGGCAATATCAAGCATTGCCTGAATATCGCCTTTATTGGCTTTGTTGTTTAAATCAACGTACTCAGGTATGCGCATAAGGTCAGGCTTAGTGTAACAATTATACCACATTCCGTAATAACGGCGGTTGGGGGAATAATAATCGGGATTACGCATAGGTACATTATTATTCTTTTTGGCTGTTTCAATTTTTTCCGTGTTTTCTAATTTTCCTTCAAAAGCTTTAAGCACTTGGTTAAGAAGATGCAAACACTCTTTCGCATCATCAATAGTCGCTTCTCTTTCGGTCTCTTCTTGGGCGTGGACTCCACAATTAGACTTAATCCTTATACGGTGAAGAAGAGATTCCTCTTTTTCGTCAATCATATTTGCTTCTTTGATTTTCTGGATTAGGTCACATAAATCCACCTTGTAAGTATCAATGTTGCATTGGCCGCAAAGAACTTTTACAACTCTTTCAAGAGCTTTTCTGATATTAAAGAGTGCATTTTCCGCCTCTCCTCTATCAATTGCTTCTTTCGCCAACCGATAATATTCATACTCTTTTTTTGTTGTAGTCGCATTTTTCATAAATAAAATGGCCCTCCGTAATGTTTTTTCTTTCTTCCTTTTGTGTCTGAAAAAAGCAAAAAACCGCATATTTTTTCAGAACGTATTATTTTATCACACAAAAAAAGAAAGTCAACACCTAATTGATGTTGACTTTCTAAATTTTCATTATAAATTGTACGTTCGGTTTAATTGCGTAATCCAAGTATCAATGATTTGCACTACTCTCAAACCGTTCTCAAGCATAAATTATGCAGCGGTCTTTATTCTAACCGGCAAGGTTATGAAATTAGCTTTACCGTCCAAAATGTTAATGGGATTGTATGCATTACCTACCGTCATTTCAAAGTCTTCGCTTTCTACAGCTCCGACTGCTTCTAACAGATAGTTAATATTAAATCCCATAACCAACTCTGCTTCGGCATTTGACTTGGCTTCAACACTTACCTTTGCTGTTCCGAGTGCTGTGGCTATTGAAAACTCAATCTCGTTCTTTGTAAACTTCACAACGATAGTTTTTTCCGTTGCGGTGCAAAGAGGAATGAGACTGTCAACCGCATCCTGAAATTCAGATGTGTTTACATTAAAGGTCACTGTGTTGTCTTTTGTTATTTTTGCAGCAAGCGCGTCTACGTCAAATATGTTTCCGCCGTACAACCTTCCTATTACGCGGCTGTTGTTTATATCGAAGATAATGTTTCTCTTGTCATATGACACGATTACGTTTTCATCATCTTTGGTGTTGCTTTTTGCAAGTTCCAACAACACATTCTTCGGCAGCTTTGCTTTGAACGATACTGAGTCGTCAGCTATCTTCGTCTTACGGCAAGCAACCCTGAAACCGTCAAGCGCAAACGCTTTCATTTCGCCTTTTTCTACTTCAAGACTGAAAGCACAGCCCTTGGCAAGACTCGCTTCGTCATTGTCTCCTGCCGCAAACAGTGTCTGTTCAATACTTTCCTTCATATCACCGAACGGAACCGTGAAACTTTTAGCTGATTCCAACGACGGCAAATTGGGATAGGTCTTTATATCTACCGTAGGCAGGTTAAATTCCATACCGGGTTTTGATACCTTGACGCTTTTATCATCAAAAGTCTCAATAACTATTGTCTTCGTTGTCGGCAGCTTCTTTGCAAGAGATACAAACGTTTTGGCATTTGTCAATATCTCTCCCGGTTCCTGCACTGTTATATAATCACAGAGCGTTGTTGTTATACCCGTTACAAGGTCATATCCTGTTATTATAACCTTGTTGTCCGCCGTAGCGGTTATTTTTAAACACTCTAACGCCGGAACGGTGCTTTTGCTCGCTGCTGCTCTCGCACAAGTGACAAGAGCTTTTTTGAATTCTGCTGAATTTGTAAACGTTACTTTCATAAAAATTTTTCTCCTTTTTTATTGTATATAATTACTTGGTTTATTTTTTTTACAGACTAAGACTTATCAATGATTCCTCATAAAACGAATCATCACAGCCGTAAATGTTTTTAAAGCCCCATTTGTAGCAGTTGTCAGGCGTAATCTCGTGAACAAACTTTATCGGGAGCTTGACATCTTTTTCAAGTTTAAGCTCTAAAAGACTTCCTGAGCCGTTCCAAAAGTCTATCAGCCCGCAGTTAACATCCTTATCTAAAACAAGGTACTTCCTGTCTTTAATTTTCTTGGGACAATATCTTTCGTCTTTCGTTATTGTTTTTTCAAGTTCTTTTTTCGCTTCCAGTATTGCTATAGCTTGCCCTAATGGCATCTTAACAAGAAACGTAAGTGCATTCATATCGGTACATTCATTAACGTATTCCGCAACAAGACTTTCTAAAAAGCTGTTCTTACTGTAATCGCCTTCGTTATAAGCCTTGTTAAGCTGTGTCTTACTGTATCCTTGCTGTTTAGACAGCCATACTGTTGAAGCTAAATCATTTATTTTTCCTTCGTAAAACGAGTTAAGAGTAAAATCGTAGTTTGCGTCACCCGTATCCACGGTTATATCAACGCAAACAGTTCTTTTCAGGAACTCGTCAAACGGAAAGTTTATATGTATGTGTTCTCTTACCCACTCGTAAATGAAGTCGTGATAACCCTCGTCAAACTCATTTTGAATTTGAGTTGTTATCTCATCACACTCATAGTCGTAATAGTCGTCATACATATCAATTATTTGCTCTTCGAACTCTGCCATAGGCTCGTCACTTTGGAAGATTTTTTTCAACCTTTCCGTTAAAAGTTCATCATCGTAATCAACGTAAGTATCGAAAGAATATTCTCCGTCGTGTTCGTCGTTCAAATACATATTATTTTTTATATAGTCTCTGATTTTATCGACGACTTCTTCCTTAGTTAACGTATTCAAAGCAAAAGCCAAGGGAAAACTCATTTATAATCATCTCCTTACTTTTTATTTTATTTTTTATCAAAAACGGTACAGCCCGTATTTTGTGTTTACCAACCACGCCTTTCGTGTTTCGTCATATTTCGTTACATATACATTTCCATACATTTTCACCGCTTTTTCTCCGTCTACATTTACGACCGGAGCCTTAGCGTATTTCCCTTTGTTAAGTATGTATATGTCTTTATACCAAGCTTCTGTTTGATTATGCTCAAAAGCTTCAAGGCGTTCTAATAGAGTCACAAACAAAAAGCCTCCTTTCCTAAAAAAAGAGCCATAACCTTGCCGAAAGCAAAGATATGACTCTATGTTTTGTTCTATAAAATAAAAAAATCTGCCAGCCGAAAACGGATAGCAGATATACTTTGTTTTTTATATTTATATTATGTGTTAAGTATAACACAATAGCCAAGTGTTGTCAAGAAAATGAGCAAAAAAAGAAAGCCAACATCAAAAGATGCCGACTTTCTAAATTATTTTACTTCGTCTATAATAATGTTTTTCAAGGTGCTTGACGTTTCCTCTATTATGCTCTTCAAAGTTGCAATTTGCGTAAAATCTTCAAACAAGCATGGAGATTTAGACAAGCACCATTCTTTCAAATCGTTTTTATTCGCCCAAATATAATATACACTGTTTTCAGGCGTTTCCTTTTGACATTTTAAACAAAACATAGCAAGCAATTCCTATCTACAAAGTAAGTTTATTATATCATACAATATTTGACCGTAATTTGACAAGTAGATTATTTCTTATTCCGAATAAGGAGATATTGAAACAATGATTGCGGTCTTGAAATTTTCATCTGCAATTTTATTAAGATATTTTTCAAGTTCCGCATTCTCAATTCCACAATCTCCGGGGAACATTTCGTCAAGCTTGTCGCAATTGTAATCATAATATCTTTCTTTGAACTCTTCTCTATCGTCAATTACCATTTCGTTTAATATAGTGTATTCATCTACACGACAACTCGACATAGAACCTAAGTACCAACCGTATTCATCATTTGGTACTACTTCATTGTCAACTTCAAATATGATAGGTAATTCAGGATTTTCACTTGCTAATTTTAACAGCTTTGCTGTTTTTTCACAATTATTCATTCTTCGTCCTCCTCATCAACGGTTTCAAACACGATGCCGTTGTTCTCAATGTCTTCATCTGTATATCCATTCGATTTCAAAAACTCTCTGGCATCATTTTCGTCATCGAAAACAATAGCAAGTCCGTTTTTATCGCATACATACTCGTTTCCGTTTATTGAGATGCCGTTTATCGGTCTTCCAATCATTACGCCTTTCATCTTTCACACCTTCTGTTCCATTTTTCTATTGCTTCTTCTTTAGTCATACCTCTCGCACCTAAACAACCGCATTTAACGCAAAAGACATTATATCCTGCGTCACTACCGATGATTTGCTTCTTTTTTAGTTTGGCGAGAAGATATTCCTCTGTTCTTACAGGCTGTACTGTCATTACTTCTGGGAACACGGACAAATCCGTTCCACAAAACGGACACGGTTTCAAAACTCCCATTCTCTTTCATCCTTTCAATTCTTTCTCCGCATTTCTGCAATTGGCAACTATGATACCTTTTGCTATGTCGCCACGAATTCTGAATGTATAATCGTCGCTCGGCAAATGCACCCATTCGGAACGGTCAGCAAAATCAGAACACCTTTCTGTAATATCACTGTCGGAAGTTAATCTACTCGTATGACAGAGAGTATTATTGTTCTTACATATATTATAATGTAAACAATCATTACAAGTTTTCATTTTTCGTCCTCCATCATTTCAATTTCAAAATACTCGTTTTCGTAAAAGTCTCCAGCACTTGCCAATTCAGTCCAGCTTTCAGCTTCTGCAGCAATTTCGTGCGGAAACATATCAATCAAAAAGTCATACACGCTTCCGCTGTCGGCGAAGCTGTGACTTTCGCTGTTTAAGACCTCGCCGTTCTGTTTTGTTGCAATCTCGCTTTTAAGCGTTACCTGTGCATAAACTCCTTTTGAAAAAGACTGTCGCATCATTACTTAACCTCTACTTTCCTGTTGTTCCATCCACTTTGGTCTACCGTCAATGCCCTGTTCGATACAATCGCTGTTCTTTACACAAGCATCACAGTTGCATGTTTCATTTTCGCAGTTGTCAAAAGTGTATTTTCGGAAAACGACATCATTGCCGTCTATGAACAATTCCATAGGCTCGCCTTCCTTGATGTTGAGTTCCTTGCGAACACTCTTAGGTATAATTATTCTGCCTAAGTCATCGACTCTACGAATAACTCCTGTTGTTTTCATTTCTATCAATCTCCTATTAAAGTCCTTTCTCCATTTCCTTTCTCAAACTTTCCTTGATGTAATAATCAAGTCCGAGTTTGATACAGAGGTTTTCGGCTTTTTTACCAAATTCAGCCCAGTCAATATCGGACTTGTGGTAATTTAGTTTGCCGATTTTTACTTTATCAACCAACGGTGCAACCAAATGTAAATTGACAAAAAATTTCTTTTCGTCTGTCACAGGCCCAAAAGACACCCAAGTTTTTATTCCTCTCTTGTGTGCTTCTGCAAAAGCATCAACTCTTGCTCTCCATAACGGGTTTAGACCGTCTCCTATTCCGTCAAGAGTTATACCGTACCAATCGTTTTCATCAAGCAAATCTAAGTCTCTGCTTCCGTCACCTTTGGTAAGTATCTGAACATTATTTCCGCTATCTTTGATAGCTTGGATAATTTCTCTTGTCGGTGTTGTATCATAACCTGTCGGATACGGGTCGCAAGTAAAGCACAAGTGTATCAGCTTTCCGCTGATATTCTCGTCTTTAAGTTGCTTTTTTACAGCCTCAACTATGTTTTCTCTCGGCTTTACTTCCGAATGAAATGTTTTTCTGTCTTTATGCAAAACATTTGGTGCAAAACAGTAAAAACAATTATGCGGACAGCCTGTGTAAATGTTTATGGCTAAATCGCCGTATTCTTTTGCTTTGCCTTTCGGCTCGTAAATCGGTTTCATGATTTTTTCTCCTATTTATATTTTTCGTTTCTATCATAGAAATGTGTTTCGTTGTAATACTTTGATGCGTGACGCCATCCGCTGTATGTGAGAATTTTATCTTTCAAAACAGTTAATGGCAATTGCTTTACTAACTGGTTTTAGGCATTGACTGATTTCTCATTCACACTCATCACAAATTCCTCGATTCGTTTCATATCAGGCTTTTCCGGGAGGCTGGTATTCTCTTTCGCATACTGAAGACGGGTCTCATAATCAGAAATCAGTTCAAAGAACTCCTGTTTGTATGTCCCATCCTCATTCTGAAACGCGCCATTTCTGATACTCAGCAAAAAATCTCTATCATTTTCACGATAGGTACATATTTCTTGTTTTTCGAGAATATCTAAGCACATGAGGTACAACCTGACAAGATGCATAGCGTGTTTATTAAGGTGTGCATCGTCTTTCTTGCGATTCCTATGATTCAGCTTTTCATAGTTCTCAACAACAGAGGAAAGCGTGTTAAGCAATGTTTGAAATTCCCTTGCCGGGTATTTGTCAATATGAATGTTACAGTAAACCTCCAAATCAAGGTCGTCACGCTGGTTTTTGTCAGTCAAAAGTTTAATGCCACCATTTTCAAACGAGGTAAACTTGTCCTCAAAGGATTTAATGGAACGTTCCAGCGCCCCCTTGATATGTTCTTCCGTCTGGGCTTGAGAAACCCTGTCTTTGGCAAGAGCGTTTTGGAGCCTACGCAACTGCTGCGTAGCATAACCGCCAAAAGACGCAACCGCCTTCTGTGATAAGAAAAGCCCTCTATTTTCAATCATCTGTCTACCAACATCGGTAAGCAGGAAATAGTGTTCAGGCTTACATCCAAGAAGCTCGATTGTATTCGGGTTGCAGTTAATCAGTAAGTTTACCAACTTATTAAAACTATAAACGGTGGTATCCGTTTCAGTATTAACCACCTGTTCAAAATTAGACAGCCCAAGCAAATCGCTCTTGCGATTCAGAGCACAGCCACGAATATCTACATCGGAGGTTTCTACGTTCGTTCCGTATGCGTAACTTCCGCCAAGTGTCAGGAAAACCAATCTTCCTGATAAATGCGGATTGGTTCGTAGAAAATCATACTTTTCTTTTTCAACCATATCCTTAATTTTTTCTGTTGTCATAAGAGCACCTCCGTTAAAACCATACAAGTACCTGCCCGAAAGCCGGACTTGTGAGCCAAATGAACATTGTCATACCTCCTCAGTTATCTACATTCAGAATGATACACGGCTTCCAGTACGGGTCGTATTCGGCAACCGTTTTCTTCACAAGAGCGTCAAACTCCTCATCGGTGTAATCAACATCGGTGTAATCAACATCGGCAAGGGAGTCTGCGACAGCTTCCTCAAACTCGTCCCTGTCGGTGTAGCACATACAGTCGTTGACCGTCTGAGCACAGTCAAGAAATTCCCCCTTGTATGCCTTAATGTAACTGCAACACATATAAGAGTAGTCTCCGATGTTGGCTTCCTCTCCCGCAAGGACGAGAAGTGGGAGGGTAGGGTTCTCGCGGATAAGTTGACGCAGTTCGTCAGCTGAATGGAGTAGCCCGGTAGGGCGGCGTTCATCGTTTGTCATTTCAATACCTCCTCGTAATCATCAAACTCAACCTCATCATTAAAAATGTCGAGAGAAACGGTGATTTCGTCCTCTTCGGTATCGTCTACGGCAACATAACCAATGCCGTCACATACAGTAGACAACTGGAGGCAGTCCAAATCTTCCCCCGTTGCTCCGATGAAACTGTCGCGGTCGATTTCGACCACTTTGAAATATCGTGCCATTATTTCTTCGTCTCCTTTATAAAATATTTTCCGTAAAAACACACACCACAACAAATCTCATGATTTAAGTGGTATTTTTGACGAAAACAAACACACCGGGGCGACTCCGAGACCGAAGTTGGCACTGCTGGTGTAGATGATGCCTGTCGGACCGACATAGCGAACACTGTCGCCGTTGCCGCTGAAACAGCCCCACGGAGTAAGCGTCCACATCCACTCCGGGTAGCATGGCACAAGGTCTCTGTACTTACGATACTGGTCGCAAGACAGTATCGTTACATAGTCCTTACAAGTGCCGTACCGTTTGTCTCCGTTATCCGCAATCATGTCTGATGTCTGCTTGACAAGATGCTTCTTATTGAGCTTGTCAAGAAACTCATAGTTCAACTCTCTGCGTAAGGATGACTCCTTCCAGTTGTTATGATTACCAGCATCAAACGGAAGCTTCTGCCATAATTTTGCAGTGATTGCAAGGTAGTTGCCGTCGATAATATCAAGGCATATCCACTTTATATCTTTATAGATAAAGTGGTCTCCAATGCATATATCCGGCTTTTTAACTATTTTTATTTTTACTTTTTTAATTCTTCTCATTTCTTTCTCCTTTTTTGTTCTCCATAACTGCAAAAATCATATTCCTGCATAGGAAATACAGTAAATAATCTTGCGCATACATTCCCTAATAATGCATTGTCAACAGAATAGTATTTGCAGTCTTTGCAATAAACAACAGTATTGACTGCCGTAGCTTTATGTTCAAAATGCTCACACCTATCACTCACGTCACTATCTGGTGTAAGTCTCGATGCGTGATAAGTGTTGCAATTCTCTACGCACTTGGCATAATTTACACAATCTCTACAAATCATTCTGTATCACTCCTTAACAGTTCGGGGTTGTCGTGTATGTTTCCAATAACTTCACAGCAAACAGTTGTTTCGCTTTCATACAAGTCATCCATTTCTACGGTTTGTCTGTTTGTAAAACATATTCCGTCCCACTCTGAAATTTCTACACTGCCACAATTTAAAAATACACCATCGTGGTAGCCCTCATAGTCTGCTACAGCGTCCTCGTATATTACAATATCTCCCTCAAAAATCTTTGTGCCGTTCTTATCGGTCAAGCCTGTGTATTGTCCTACAGTATTTTCATCAACATACAAGCAATTTGCACCACAGCAATTATATTCTTCACACTCGAATGTGCTTTCAACCATAACCATTTCACCGTGATTATCTTTCGTAGGCACACCATACGCCCACTCGCCGTTATCTGTCCGTTTACCTCTAAACAAAATCACTCTCATTATTCCTCACCAACCATTTCTTTTAATACACAGTTAATATCTGTTGTTACAGAAAGCCAAGCATCAGCCAGTAGGTCATCGTTAGAATTACAACATTCTCTTATCCTTTCAGCAAACTCTTTGTATGCTTCGGCTTTGATTTGCTCAACGGTTTTGAAATTTGAACAAGGACCTTGTACGCAATATTCCGTTATTTCACAGTCATACTCATAAACACATTTCGGGCATTCTTTTACCCTTTTAATTTCTGCGTCTTGTCTTTCGATGACTTCAGCACAAATCTTGATTTTTGCTTTTGCGTTCTCAATTTCTGCCTTTTGGCGTTTGATAAGGTTAAGAGTCGCAGTATAGTCTATTCCTTTACATTCTTGCTCATCATCATTCCAACACGGGCAATCATAACAAGGAATTGAACCGTTTTGTTGAGTGCATAAATCTAACGCTTCTATAATTTCTTCATCAGTAAATTTTTTATCGGTCATCTTAATTCTCCTTTATCACAAAAATCGTCAAAATTCAAAATGCCTCTATAACCCTTCCCGCATTCTGCGTAAAAATCCGAAAACATTAAATATTTACAATTTTTGCAATATACTATACTCTCCACATAACACCAGCTCTGCGGCGGTCTTGTTATTATAGGTTTTTCACATTCGTATTCCTTGCCTCGATAATGAGGGCATGTGGTAAAGCAGTTACGATTGCAGGGCTTTTCAAATTCGCCTAACCCTTTCGGCTTGTCATATAATTTAAGGTTGGATATGTGCCAGCCGTAAAGCATACGACTGTTTTTGCCGTAATCGTTGAGGTCATCTTTAAGAACACAAGAGTTTTTTACAGCGGTTATTTCGGGTTCAATATCATCATTTCCCCATTTATCAAGCGACAAATAGCAATAATCGAAATTATCGTCAATTCCTCGTTTTCTGATTGTGTCGATTCTATCGCACACAAATTCTCCTATAACCTTGCCCAAGAACTTTTCCATAAAAGGTTGATATTTTTTCGGAATATGGTTAAAAGACTTTTTATCTTTGGTGCAATATATCTTTCCCACCTTATCCCACTCATCATCTTGAGGGTAAGTCTTTCTAACCTCAACGGTTTTTTCTTTATCTATATTCCAACCCATTGTTTTGGCTATAATCAGAAATACCCAATAAGGCTTAATGCTTATCATTACGCTTTTCATATCATTTTCTCCTTTTTTCCTTTGCAATCGTTAATATTAAATCTCATAAAATTATTCCTTTCTTTCTTGTTCATTTATATATGAACAATTTTTTTGTTTTTTTGCCACGAAATAAAAAAGTCGCAGCACTGCAAGCGCAATGATACGACTTTCTGATTTTTACATAAAAAAATCTGCTACCCAAATAAATGGATAGCAGATATAAGTTATTTTCTATTTTTATATTATGTGATTATTATAACATTCTTTCTATGTTATGTCAATCGCATTTTTTTAGTCCTTCTTCGCCAAAAAGAAAACAACGGGCAAATTCGTCTTGTACAAGATACAACATTCTGTCGGCGAAATCCGTATGAGGGGCTTTTGCAACAACCGTGAATGTGGATGCTGTAATTCTTTCGCGTATAGACGGGTAAAAGTATGAAGCACAATACATATAATACACCGCAAATTCGGGTGCGTTTTTTGTTACCCATTCTGTATAAGAGCTATACGCACAGCCGGTATCAATAACCTTAACTCTATCTCCAACATTGATTTCTTTATCATCCTTGTTGTCTACAAGCTCAAGACATTCGGAAGAATTCATAAACCACCAGCAATGGTTGTCTTTGCCTTTACCGTTACCACTGTGTCCGCCAATATTGTTGTCAAATTCAACCAAAACATTGCTGTCCCCTGTTTCTCTTATTACGCCCAGCTCGTTAACAATATTTATGCCGCCAATTTCATAATCTTTCTTAATACAACGAACTCGGTCGCCAACTTGGAATTCCGGTTTGCATTTAGCTTTATTGCCTTCCGGAATGTAATCCTGTGAATGGTAGAGCCTTCCGAACGCAATTTTGGCACCGATAGCAAAATCAAACTCATCATTAGGATGACATTTTGCTATAGCCTTTTCGCCTGTTTCTTTATCAAGAGCTATAACATCCTGTCCGTTCTGATAAATAATTACCGGTTTTCTGTTATCCCATTTAAAATCACTGAATTCAAGAATAGTATAATAATTGCAAGTTAAGAAATATGTTTTATCGCAATAAGTCCCACCATTAAAATCATAGCAGGTATCGTGGCCATGAACGCTCCAGTTTGTCATTGACATATACGAGGTTCCGTTAACCCACTTTCTGCCTACGCTATCAAGATAGCGTAAGAAGATTTTAGCTTCTTCTTCAGTTTTGCAGTGCATAGCATAGTTACCCATGTATTTGTTAATATTAAATTTCATAATTTTTTTACTCCTTTTTTATAATAAATCTTTACGCTTTACACCAAAGTCAACTGATATTCCTGATGTTTTTTTGCTTCATCGGATGATTTAGAAGATTTTGGCTTTAAGCTGTTGACTTTTTCTTTAATTTTTGACGCAAGGCACGTTCTACGATAGTCCTGCGAATTGTTCTTAATAGCATATGTTATCTCTTTTTCGTCTCCTACAAGAGTGAATTTTTCTTTTGCTCTCGTTACGGACGTGTAGAAAAGATTTCGGCGTAACATTGTTTTGTTTTCCTCAGCTATAGGCATTAAGACTGATTTAAATTCTGAACCCTGTGCCTTGTGTACGGTTATTGCATAGCCAAGAGTAACATTCATATCCGAGAGTTCTTCCCGCGTAAATTCTATCGGGTCTCTTCTCTCAAAAGAAATTACAGCAGATTTGAACTTTTTGTTATCGTCTGATGTCATGCTCATAACTATCCCTATTTCACCGTTTTTAATTTCCGGTGTGTTTTTTTGGCAGATTATCTTATCCCCTTTTCTTATTCTTAAACCCGTACCTGTTTGGTACGACAACGGATAGATTGTATTACCGGCCGAAGACACGCTCGTGTGAAGTGGGTTTAACATCTCTTGAACAGCTTTGTTAAAAGACAGTGCCGATAATTCGCCCTTCTCTCGAAGTGGCGTTATTATCTGAACTTCTCTCACGTCTTTTACCGCTTCAAGCTCTTTTTCAAAAGCGTATAGAACAGCGGCTTTTATTTGCTTCGGGTCGGAATATCGGTAGTACACAAAATCGTCATCTAAGCGTATATCATGTTTACCGGTCATTATCTTTGTTGCGTTATATACTATCGAGCTTGTTTCAAGCTGCCTGTATATTACGCTTAACTTTGTCACCGGAACCGATTCGCTTTCGATTATTGATTTTAGCACTTCTCCTGCCCCGACCGGAGGCAGCTGATTAGGGTCGCCTATCAGCACTATTTTCGCGTGTTCATCGGTGTTATAAAGAAGCTTGTAAAACAAACTCAATTCGCACATCGACGCTTCATCTATGAACAACACATCTGTTGAAACTTGGTTTGGCGTTACCTCTACATTTTCATCCTCTTGCCCTGTAAGGCCCAAAAGGCTGTGTATCGTTGACGCTCCTGTTTCAAGCCCTGTTGCAAGCGACATTCGCATTGCCGCTCTCCCTGTCGGTGCTGTCAGCGTTACTTTGCACTGCCCTTTATGAAGCTTCTTTAACACTGCTATACATACTTTAAGGACAGTTGTTTTTCCTGTGCCTGCACTGCCCGTTATTACGCTGATTTTGTTGCTTAATACGGACATCACCGCTTCTCTTTGCTTTGCTTCGAGCTCTATTCCGGCGTCTTTTTCACACTCCTTTATTGTCGATATATACTTTGCTTTTGTTGCCTCTGTATATTTGTACCGGAAATTTGCCATTTCCGCTATTCGCTTCGAGATGTACTCTTCAGCTTTATAATAATAAGCGTCGTACACCCACCAGCTTTTATCTGCTTCGGCAAGCTGTCCTTTTACTTTTATCTTTCCACACACAAGCTCTGATACTTTGCACATATCATATAACTCTTTAGACACGTCTTCCTTTTTCACCCAAAGCTCTTTCACTTTGTTTTCGTTAAGTTTCCTTAACGTGTATTCGAGTAGCTGACGCGAGTTTACATACGTGTGTCCCTGAAGTGCTATCTTGTTCTTTAAAAGATAGTGCACACAAGCGTCTATCCGTTCCTGTGACTTTAGCAACTCAGGATGTGTTCCAAGCATCATCATACATACTGCTTCCGCAGAGTTGAAACTCGTTTTGTACTGCGTATATAACACATACGGATTGCTTTCAAGCACTTCCATCGCGCCTTTTCCGTAAGTATTTCTGAATTCATTGATTTTTTTCTCGGATATTCCGGCTGCCTGCATTATCTTGTATACTTCGTCTTGCTTTTCATGATTCTTGTATTGTTCTACAAGCGACTTCGCAAGCTTCTTGCCTATTACTTTGTTGAAATATCCTTCTTCATTTATTTTCTCGCCGAATTTTGTGTACTGCCCGTCAAGCGCGTTTAAAATCTTTGCCGCCGTCTTCGGCCCGATGCCCTTATAGCACGTCTGAAGATAACCTACAAAGCTTTCTGTGCTTTCATATTGCAAAGGTTCAAATCTTGTTACGTCAAATATTTTGCACGTCTTGCCGTCTCTTTTGTATTCTTCCCACACCCCTGTGACTTCAACTGTTAACATCGGTGCTACATACGGCGGTATCGTGTTCTTCCCCTTTGCTTTGAACCTCTTTTTCGTGCCTTCATCTATTAGGTCCGCAACTACAAAGCTTTTGTCGCTGCTTACATTTATGATATATGCACACTTGCATATGTGCTTTTCCGGGGCAATAAGCACTTCCTTTGCTTCTGCTGCTGCCATTGCAACTTCTCCTTTCTTTATTTTTTTCGCTCTTCTATATATGAGCTTTTTTACTCTTTTTTTGCCATAAAGCAAAGAAGCCGCATCAGCACAATTTATACTGATACGACTCTATGTTTTTTGTTAATAAAATAAAAAAATCTGCCACCTCAAAAGAGATAGCAGATATGTGTTATTTTTTATATTTTTATTATATGATTATTATATTACACAATAAATCATTTGTCAATAACTTAGCCTGCAAGAACTTGAACAAGTATTTACTTTGCCTTTTTTCAATCACTCCAAATGTTTTGGCAAACACAGAGGAAAAGTCTTATCGCTTGGATAAAGGTTCTTTAACTGTGCTATATTCTGCGTGATGATGATTGTGGGGTTGATGTTTTTGCTTTGTCCTGCCAATAATAGTTCTTTTTCTGCGTTGTTGTAGTTGTATTCGTATTCTCCGTAACATCCTGCATAGTTTAAGGATTTTTTGTCTTCGCCCATTGAAACACCTCCTTTCAGTCGGAATTCGCTTGTTTTTATGTTTTTATACCTTTTACGCTACCAAATCAAACAAGTCCTGCATACGCTTGTTGTACAACTCATCCGTGATGTCCGTCGCGATTGCTTTGTACCCCCACAGCAATACTGACATTGTTGATATTCCCTGCACATACGCCCGGTATATTGTGCTTGCCGACATAGGCCGTCCTTTAGACATCATATACTCTTCCATTTCGTCTAACTTTATGCCGTGTATCGACATAGCTTTTATTATCTCATACTGCATCGCTCCCCCTTCTCGCGTCTTTAATTCTTCTAATGCTGCATCAATCAGCTCCAGCAGATATTTGCTCTTCAAATACGTTCTTCTGCATTCGAGAAGCTTTACCTCGCTTCGTGTAAACTCGTCTTTGGTTGTCATCATTTCCGCTATCTCTTCCGCTGACAACTCTTCTATCTTAACATCCACAAACGCTTTTTTGTATCGCTTCTTTACAATCGCCTCAAATGACTTTACCTGTAAGGATATATTGTCATAGTTGTCTAAAAGCCGCTTGGTGTTTTGGTAGTATTTGCCTTTCGTGTTTACTCCTGATATATATGGATTGCTCGAACTACTCATATCTTTACCCCCGAAATAAATGATTTTAATATCTGTCTTTTCTCTTATATATGACTTGATTTTTTTATTTTTTGCCCTTGGAAGCAGGAAAAGCTGAAAAGAAGGAGCTTTTTATCCCCTCCTTTTCACTGTTCCTACTTTACTTTGACATCTTAGCCGACCTTTGCAACCCAATAGATTACTTCTTTAATTGTTGAAGCTATCTCTTTGTCGCTACTGTCCGCTTTTATGCTTTCAAGCATTGTGTCAAAGCCTTTCTTCTGCGTTGCAGCAGGAAGCTTTTTAAACTTCTCTAAGCTTTCTGCAAAGTTTGCATCCTTATTTGCCATAGTCTCACCGCCTTTCTTTTGTTTTTTGCTTTAAGCCGATTTGATTTATTTGCTGCTTGCGTTTACGCTGCTACACTTCCCCATCGGTTTGCTCTTCTGACTATGTTCTCAACAGACCCGAACGTCATTCCGTTCTCGTAGTCCATCTTAAAGAGCGTTACCCCTACAGTATCTCCGACTTCGGGAAGCTCCATACAGTTGATTTTCTTGCAATAGACATCTATTCCTGTCTCTGTATCGCCGACTTGTATCCAGTAACCGTTTGATATGCCTGTTACCACTCCAAGAGTTATCGTTCCTTCGCTGTACAGCTTCATGTTGTTTTTTACCACGTTTTCCTGTGCAGCTCTTAGGCTCGCCTGCATATCTATTTCTCCGGTTTCGTGATTTACAGCCAAATCTGTTATTTTTACGTTAACTATGTCGTTGTTTCTCACTACATCTCCGACATTAGCTACGTATCGCCACGACATCTCTTTCTTCGGTATCTGCACCTGTTTGCCGTATACATCAACAAAGCACGTTGACTTGTTTGTGGATACGACTCGCCCTTTGACTATAATGCCGTCTTCATATGCCCTTTCCATTTTGCTTTTGCCGCTTGTCTTGTTTACTTTAAGATAGAAGTCTTGCTGCTCTTTTTTCATCGCTGCACTTCTGTCCCCTATTGCCATTCGCAGAGCCGAACTGATACTGTCTATTTCTTTTTTCGGATACACCATGAATTTGACATCCGTCCCTAACATTGACGCTATGTATCGTTTATACAGACTTTCTTTCTTTTCTCGCCCGTATTCTTCGATTGACGATAAGTCAAGACCCATAAGCCCTATCGGTATCAGTATCTTCCAGCCTTTATAATTAACCACTGCCATTACCCGCATCTTTGAATCTGATGCTTTGTCGTTCGGTTTGCATTGTATCACTCTACCTGTTAACGGCCTCTGCGCCTTTCGGCTTTCCAAGAGCTCATTGTAGACAGCCATTCGCTCTTTTTCGAGCGTTGTCAACTCTTCCTGCGTTTTCGGTAATGTATAAATTTCTGCCATTGTTATCACTTTTCCTTTCTGTTTTTTGATGTCTTTTTTTGTTTTTTGCTTTTTGCTTTTGCTTTATGCGGCTTCTCTTTCATCTTCAGCTATTCCTTCTGCTTCATCGTCATAATCATAGCTGTCGTCTTCATCGCCGGTCTTACTTTCAGTCGATGTTGTTACCGGTGCGAAAAAGTCTTTGATGAACGCATCCGTCCTCTGCTTGTCTTTGCTGTCTTTCGGAGATAATTGAACTACTTTTGCCTTTTCTGCTACTTCACTTCTTTCGGTTGTCGTTATACAGTTTTTATATTCGTCGTTTCGTATATCTTGCATATACTTCTCTCTGTTGTTCCTGTATTCCTCTACCTTCCTTTCTGTCTGCAGTTTTGCCTCCTTCATTATCTCTTCCGCCTTTTTCCTGTTTTCCGCCTCTTCTTCCATTCGTTTCCTGCGCCACTCCGGTATGTGGTCTGCCGGCGAGGATTTTATGAAGTTCTTCGACTCAGGGTGTAATGTATAATCGAACTTTTGACAGAGTATCGGCTTCTGGCATCGAAGCAAGATGAGTTCATCCGTGTTTTTCATCCTCAGAACTTCATCTTTGTTCATTACCTTTCGCTGACCTCTCGACTTTACTTCATGATAGTCTGTGTCTTGATTGAATATCATTATCTGTCTGTCATATGTGCTGTTCGTACTCTCAACCTCTATTGTCGCTATACCCGTTACATCTGATATGTATTCCGCTGTCATCATATCTGTACAGCCTAAGAATATCTTGATGTCGCAACAGCCGAGTATTTCCTGCCATTGGTCATTCGGGTATCGGTTCTTCAACTGCGCTATGTTTTGAATGATGATTGTTATGTTGATGTTCCTGCTTCGGACCGTCGATATTTTTTTTACAAAATCAGGTATCTGTCCGAGGTTCGAAAATTCGTCCATAATGTAATTGATTGGCAACGTTTCTCTGTATTCTAACCCCGCTTCTTTTTTGCCTCGTTCTTTGTCTATGAACTCTACCTGTTTGATAAAGCTCATTGCGTAAAACAACACTGCAAGGAAGTCAAACGATGTGTGCTGGTCTGAGGTTATCAGAAAATACGCGCACTTCTCATAGCATATTTCTTCTATGTCTATCTCATCTGTGTTGGTTACATCTCGTACTGCATCGTCTTGGAACACCGAAAGCATCGCACTGATGTTGTTTAGAATTTGTCCTTTTACGTTATCGTTGCACCGGCGAAACGCATTGTATGCTCGCCTTGCTACGCTTCGTTCCGGCAAGCCCCAAAACAATTCGTCCATCTGTTCCGGTGTCTTCTCTGACAGAATGTCATATATTCTCCCCATTGTTTTTACTGTTTCATTCGGGCTTTCTATAACATACAGTGACACCGCCTTGAGGATGATTGCGGCGTTTGTTACAAAGTACGTATCATTTCCCTTTCCCGCGTTGTCGGCTACTGCGTCTGCAAATATCTTTGCCACAAGGCTGTTGTTTCCTATACACGCTACGCAATTCCAACTATCAGAATTGAGTAGATTAACAAGGTTGAATATTCGCACTTTATACCCTTTGTTCTGCAAGAAAACTGCAGTATCTTCAACAAGCTCTCCTTTAGGGTCTGTTATTACAAGACTTTCACTTCGCTTCGCCGCTTGTATGATTGAATTTCGTACTACTGCTCTCGTTTTCAATGTTCCCGGAGCACCCATTACAAGAACATTCTTGTTTAGCTTGTTATTGATGATTTCTTCTATACCCCAATTAAGCCGCTTGACTTTTTCATCAAACTCTTTATCCGAGGGAACGCTTAGTACCTTGCCGTCAAGCTGTCCGAGTATTATGCCCTCCTGCTCTCCGACCTCCTTCATATCCAAGACGTTACCGACTTCTTCTTTTCGCATTAGAGACGATGTTCCGTATGTGCCTTCTTCTGCTACGGTAAAGTTCCTGTCGTCTTTATATCCCGTCTCCTGCTTTATCCTCGGCTTAATTCCGTAATTGTATCCAAACCACACCAAGGCTATCGTCAAAAGCAAGCTGAGTATACCGCTCACGGTGCTTATGCTTGCCCACATGCACTTTAAGGGATTAAGAGAGAAACACATCTTAACAGCTTCGCTTACACTTCCCGTGAACCCCTTTTCTCGCAGAGCCGCTGTTGCAATCGGTAATTTCAACGCTTGCCCCAAGATGCCCGCGAACCACATCGTGAATAACGCTATCACCATATCTCGCCAAAAGTGTTCTTTTATCTCCGTTACTATTTTTTCTTTTAACGGTATTGCTTTCTTTGCTTTCTTCCCTTTGTTTGTGCTTTTTTTATTCAAGGTTTTTACCTCCTTCCCTTGATTATTTTTGTTTTTTCTTTTTTTATGTTGAGATGAATATTCGTTCGTTCTCTCGCCTTATAAGCTTATATGTAGTATGGCGTTGCTATTATCTTTGTGTCTTCTTCAACGCCTACTCTCTTTGTCAGTTTTTCATATAAGCTCCTTTGGCTCTCTTGACATATTATGATTGTCTTTTTCCTTTCGCCTGCCGTTTCATTCATCTGCGTCATAAACTGCACCAGCTCGCCTATGTTTACCTCATATCCAACATACACGTTTTCTGCCACCGTCTTTGCACTGTATATGCTACCGCTTGCCCTCTCTATTGCTTCGTGACTGAAATATCTCTTTGTCTCTTGCTCTTCTCGCAATCGCTGTTGATAGTACACTCTCCGCATTTCCTGCGGAATGGTATATATCTCCATCTGCTTCGCCCCGCTCACGTCTATGTTGTGATAATGCTTTGAGGTGTGATGTGCTTCGTCCGTCTCTATCATCAGTGCTTTTATTCTTCTGTTTTCTCCGTCCTCCCTTTTCGCACGCTTTCTCGTCAACAACGTTTCTATGTTATATAGCAGCGTTTCGTAGTTTTCTCCAAGCAAGATTTCTTCGCTTATTTCTGTATTGTATTTATTCTCTATTTCTGCTTTCATCTTTCGCTCGGTCTTCTTGCTTTGCGCCCCTACGCTTCCACCGAGATTGTATATTGGAAGAAAATGTGCATTGCTTTCCGCATCACGTATTTGCATAAGCCCCGTTATCTTCGACGCCAGTGCCCCTTTGTTCTTTATGCTGCTTCGCAGATTTTCATTGCTTATGTACTTTATATTCTTCCTCCCTATCTCGCTGACCTTGCCTAACAGTTCTGTTTTCATAAGTCGAACAGCTCGCTCGTTTTTAAGCGCACTCTGCAACACAAACCCCGTGCTTTCCTTTGCTACCTGTCCGCTTGCCTTTTCTGTGTCACCCACAAGGTTGCCTTTGAGTATTATCAAATTTTCCTTTTCTTCGTTGGCTTCGCTTTTTTCACTCTCTCGGTTCCCTTGCTCCACTTGCCCTTCTTTGAGGCGTATGTCGAGTTCCTCACACATATCCTCCCGAAGTTCCTTGTTCAATATCGTTAGGTCTTCACTCTCTATATAGTGCCGACCCGCTGCCGTTAGCCGGTATATATTCTTGATTTTATACCCGCTCTTTCCCTCAAGGCTTTTTATACTCACTCCCTTTTGCTGATACCCTACTCGTATTCGCTCCGCATATCCTACAGTTATCAGTTCTCTTAGTATTCGGTACAAGTATGACGGGCCTATTTGTATCCCTTTCGTTCGCAAGTACATTGCGTACAGCTCTATCTGCGATGACGGTATACACTTCTCTACGTACAGGACTTGCATTATCTTTAGCTTCATTGCAGTTATTTCGTTTCTCATTTCTCTTTTCATCTCCTTCCTTTTTTTGATTTGTGTAAAGAAATGTGTAAAGCTTGTAGAGAGTTTTTTCGGCTTTCTCTCTGCTCGTTTTGTTCGCTTATTTACAGTGTGGTTCTTTCCTTTTTTTAATTTGGGCTTCTTTGCCCTTTTGAGTTTACCGCAAAGGATTAGTTCACTGCTGTGTTTTGAGTGCCGTCTCTCTTGTTTTCTTTATTGGGCCTTTATTGGGTCTGCTTAATCTCTTGTTTACGGTGGCTGTGTTGTTTGACGTCTTTGTCTTTTTCCTTTTGTATAAACGTAAAGACACACGCCAATCCAAATAGAAAAAATAACAAGTAGCCTCGTCTCTCCATTGCTCTGTATTTTTTGCTATTTGCAATCCCCAAAAAGCCCACAAAGCCAACCTTTTTATCGTATCTTTTGTGTGCCAAAATCAAATTCTCGAAAAAGTGCTTGATTTTAGCACACATTTTATTCTGTTTTTTTGGCCTAAACAGCAAGTCTGAAATCAATAATATTTTCTTTTTCTTTGTTTTCCGATTGAGCCGAAGCAGGAGCTTCAAGAGCAACACGCATTATCTCTTCAGGCTCGCTGTACGGTATTATATATATCTCGGTTTTATTAGTGCTGCCGTATTCAGTATCGAACATAAATGCTGCATGTTCGGGTGAATCGTCTTCGAGAAAAACCGTCGTAATCGTGTTTATTAAGTCATGATATTCGTGATTGTCTGTATCCGGAATATCATTTCTTTTCCTATTAGTTGATATTACGTTTTTTACATAAATGAGAACTTTTTCTTTGTATTTTGAAATATGTTTTGTCAATTTATAGTTGCGTAAATATGCGTACAACTCACCGTCCACTAATTCATTTGTGTAATAATCCTCGTAATATTTCTCGCTTATCTGAGTCTTTTTATAGACTTTTTTGTGAAGCAACGGAGGTATTTTGATTTTAATTACCGACCCGTTTTTTTCGACTTTAAAGTCATTTGCTATGAATTTATTGAGGTTAAAATCTATAACATTTGAGGTAACAGGCATAATCTTTTTCTTAGCTGACACAAACAAATTGTTTATATTACCTCGTATGTTAAGAACTATTTTCCCCAATTTTTCCTCCATATTTATCGCTTTTTCGTATTCTTTTCTATCGTATTGTTTTGCGTTATTTATTTCAAAATAACGATTAACCGCTTCATTCACTCCTTCGATTTGCTCGAAGATTTCACTTTCTTCTTTTGAAACACTTTTAGTGTTATTAGTACCGCTTTTCATGGTTTTTTCCTCTCTTTATACCCTATTTTGTTCATCAAAATTATAATAAGTAACATTGCCATCGGTTGAAATTATGACGTAATACAAAATTTTGAAAACGTCCGGCAATTTGATTTTTTCAATCTGTTTAACATCATCAATAATGACAATGATATTCTGCTGCTTATCTCCGTATATATTGTAATTAGTATCAATAGTACGGCACGAAGTCGCTTCTTCGCCGTCTCTTATGTAGAAACAAGTAATGTCGCTTAACAACTTTTCCTTGTTTGATAAAAACAACACAGCCGGATATTTGCAGTGAAAATTGAATATATCATTTTCCACATTCGTATTAACGCTGCTGATATACAGCCAAATTGCTTTTTCAAGCGATGAGTTATATTTCTGATATGACACCATCGGAGAACTCACGATATACTCTGTACCTTTTATTTGATACGCAAGGTGATTGTTGAGCATAATGTTAATGATGCTGTCAATTCTTTTTTCTTTAAATCCTTGATTCTTATAGTATTGTTTCAACTGTGTCAGCTTCATTATTTCCGCGTTGCTGACAAGTACGACACCGTTGAAAACGTCAATTTGAGCTATTTTATTAAGCATAAAAATCCCTTCCTTTCTGTAAATTTTATAGAGTGAGCCGCAAGAGTTTTGCCCCTCACGGCATCACTCACTGTCTGAATTTATTTCTCAAATGCAACTAATTTCTTTTGTCTTCTCTTGACAATGACGTAAATAGCTGCGCCGCTAATCATTAACGATGCAAAAGCAAGAACAGACACACGAACCGTTAATGTAGAACCGGTCTGAGGAAGATTTACTGTAACGGGTACAGCTTCGTTAGTGATTACGAATTCGCCTTCAGCTATACCATAGTCGGTTACTGTAAATGTAACTCTTTTGTCAGAGAGAACATAACCATCAGGAGCTTTAAGCTCTTGTGCATAATAAGTGCCCGGCTTGAGTCCGTATATTACAAGTTCTCCGTTCTCGTCTGTGGTGCCGCTCTTTACAAGCTCGTTGTTGCTGTTATAAATACCAATATCTGCTCCGCTTAGGGGATTGCCTTTTGTATCGGTCTTAGTAATAACAACCTTTGACAACGCGTTTTCCAATGTGGTTTCGCCCTTAACCAATCCATCTTGAGCAATCTCAAATTCGTGCTTTTCGGGATTGATTTCATAGCCTTCTGCCGGAAGTATTTCTTTGAAATAATACTTGCCTCTCAAAAGGTTGTAAGCATAAACCTTACCGTCTTTGTCGGTAACAAGCGTATACAAAAGTTCGTCGTTCTCGTTGTAGATGCCGATTGTAGCACCCTCTATCGGATTTCCGTCTGTATCAGTCTTAGTAATAACAACCGAAGTTTCCACATTAACGATTACATTGTCTCCGGTAACATTACCTTCGTTGTCAATAGAGAACTTATAAGATGTTTTATCCAAAATATATCCGTTGGGAGCTTCAAGTTCTTTGTAAGTGTAATCTCCCGCATATAAGCCGGAAACTGAAATCTTACCAAATTCGTTTGTAGTTCCGCGATATACTTCATCACCGTTTGAGTTGTAAATAGCTATCAATGCGTCTTTAAGAGGTACACCGTCTTTGTCTGTCTTCGTGATTGTAACGCTTGTCGATTCGTTAATCATTACGTTTTCGCCTTCAACTGAGCCGTCACGATTGATAACAAAAGAGTACGTCTCTTTATTAAGCTTGTAGCCGTCAGGAGCAGCTATTTCTTTATACGTGTACTTGCCGCTCTTGAGATACTGGACTTTAATCTGACCGAGTTCATTGGTAACACCGCGATAAACTTCTTTGCCTTCCGAATCGTAAATACCGATTGTTGCGCCTTTAAGAAGCTTTCCGTCTGCATCGGTTTTAGTGATTATAACTTCTGTCGGTGCATCGGTAATGGCGTATCCGTTTGTTATTGTTCCGTCGGCATTTAAAGTAAACTCATAAGTTTCGCTGTTGATTTGATACCCGTCGGGATTTATTGTTTCTTTAAAAGTATAAGTACCCACAGGTAAGTAATCTACGGTGATTGTACCCTCTGAATTTGATACACCCGCGTAAACACATTTGCCGGTGCTGTCATATATTTCAATGGTAGCTCCTTCAACGGGTTTACCGTTAACAAGGTCTACTTTTGATAGCGTAACGCTTGTTTTCTTGTTCTTTATAGTAAGCACTGTGTCCTTAGTCGAAGAATTTATTTCAAAGTCATAATGCGAACTGTCCTGAATATATCCGTCAGGGAAAGCTGTTTCCACAGCGTAATACTTGCCTTCAGGGAGAGTATTATAAAGAACGATAGTACCGTTTTCGTCGGTGGTGTAGCTGCCTTTATAAGTGCCGTCATCTGCGTAGATTGCAAATGTTACATCGGATATTTTTTCGTTAGTATCGGCATCAACTTTTGCTAAGGTATAGCGAGTCGGAACGTTGCTTATTACTACTTCATTAAGTAAATTACCGTCCTTGTCGGTGCATTTACCGTCGTTGTTTATTTTGAAGTAATGCTTGGTGGAATCGGTATAATATCCTTTCGGAGTTAATGTTTCAACGAAATAATATTCCTTGTTTAATTCAAGTCCGTCAGATATTGTAATTTCGCCGTTCTCGTCCGGTTTGAGCGATGTTTTATTGATTTTTGTGTCACTAAACGTGCCTTTTTCATAAAGGTCAAATTCAGCACCTGACGGGGTAATTTCGGCATTGTCTGCGTTAACTTTTTTAAGAGTTACTGAAATTCTGTCGTTGTTTACCGTCATTTCATTGTCGTTAGCAAATCCGATTGTGAACTTTATCGGAGTAAGGTTAGGCACATAACCTGTCGGAGCCGTCTTCTCAACAGCATAGTAAGTTCCCTCCGGTAAGCCTTCTATTTTCCAAAGACCTGATGCATCTGTTTTGCCGGTCGCTACCTTGCCGTTCGGATTAAAGCTGCCGTCGGCATTTGCTTTGTAAACAACAAACAGCGCATTGTCAATTCCTTGATTTGTTAAGCTGTCAACTTTTCTTACCGTGAAAGATGTTCTTGCGTTGACCGCGATAACTTCATTATTAGCAATTACTTCATTGTTTTCGTCAACGGCTTTTCCGCTTTCGGTTATTGTGAAGTAATGCTTTTCCGGATTGGTATAATACCCGTCGGGAGCTTTTACTTCTACAAAACAATAAGTAACGTTAACAAGTAAGTTCTTCACGGTAATTATTCCGTCTTTATCTGTAGTGTAAATCTTATCTTGTCCGGTTGCAGCATCCTTTACGGCTTCAAGTCCGGTATCTGTAACTTTGTACAGCTTAAATTCTGCTCCCGATAACGCTATTCTGTCTTCTATATTTTCGTTTGCGTTTACCTTTTTCAGAGAGATAACAGTTGAATTGTCATGAATTGTTATAGTCTTGGCTGCCTTTGCAGAAATTGAGAAGGACATTTCGTCTTTGCTCTGAGCAGTTGTAAGATAACCGTCAGGAGCTTTTGTTTCAACGAGATAATAGTCTCCTTCCGAATAGCCTTTAAGAACTATCAAGCCATTTTCATCGGTAACAAGACCGCGTTTTACACATATGTTTTCTTTGTTGTACAAGTCAAACATTGCATTTGAAAGAGGATTATCGTTTTCGTCTACTTTCTTTATTGTGAAAACAGTCTCGCTGTTTTTGACAACGATTTCCGGATACCCTGTTGATTCGTTGACATTGTTTGATACATCAATGTTTCCGTATGTATCTGTAGTAAACGAATACACTGTATCGTCAAGATAATATCCGTTTGGAGCTTTTGTTTCTTGATACGTATAGGTTGTGTTGGCTTTTAATCCTTTAACAACAGCTATTCCGTTCTTGTCTGTAATTGTTGTGAATTTGTCGTCGTCAGAAGATTTAACTTCAAACTCGACACCGCGCAGAGCCTCATTTGTATCGGCGTCAACTTTGCGAAGAGTTACACCTATACGATTGTCAACGACCGTAAGCACATTGCCGTTAGCCGAAGAGCAATCCGAAAGCTGAACGAACTTTGCTTCATACGCAGTACCTTCTTTGTTGAGCTGTACTGTAAGACAAGCAACAATTTCATTCGCAGGGAGAGCACATCTGTCCGGGGCTTTTGTTTCTTTAATAACAAAGTAGCCGGGGGCAAGATTTTCTATCTTCAACGTTCCGTCGTCTTTGGATATGCCCGTAAAGACAGGTGTTTCGTCTGATATTTTAAACGAAGATGTGGCTTTGTAAACAGAAAATTCGGCACCTTTAAGCTTATTGCCAACCTCATTTTCCTTGTTGATTTCAACATCAACGTCAAAGGGAATTTCTTTCGGCTTATTAACCAAATCAAGCGTTATGTTTGAATTTTGGTCGGCGATGGTAAACGGATATAATTCTTCATCGAGCATATATCCGTCCGGTGCCTGACCTTCTCTCAAAATATAATCGCCTGCCGGGAGATTGTTTGCTGTAAATGTTCCGTTCTCGTCTGTTACAAAATAATCGTCGTTCAAAGTGTCATTCCACACAAGATTATCCCAGTCCCAAGACGTTCCCTTACAAATCACAAACTCTGCCCCACTGAGCTTTCTGCCGGTTTCAGCGTCCGCCTTATTAACCGTCACAGAACCTTTTTTAGTAACATTATAAAAATGGACATTCGGAATTGTATTGAAAGACAAAGTAACTTTCTGTGGAGCTACGGGTATGTAGTTGTTCTGTGTAATTTCGGTAATGGTGTACTCATAGCCAACAGGGAGATTATTCACTTCAGCTACACCGCTTGCGTTGGTTTTCACGTTTTGACTGAATCCCGTGGCATCGCAACGAACATTGAATTCGACGTTGTTTACGTTCGAATCATCGGAATGTTTCGTTATCTTTAACGCACTTGTATCCGTATAAACGTTGAACATCACTACTTGCGGGTCGGGTATTGAACCGCAAATCAAAGTCTGAAGTTCAGGGTTAGCGGTAGCATACAGAGCCACGCCGCCGTGACAATCGGTCAGATTTTTCATCATTTCGATATGTTTAAGGCTTTTTCTGTTTATCGGAGCATCTGAAGTTATAGTTATAACGTTTCCGTTTTTATAAACTGACAACCCATCCGTGTTTGTAATATTAAACTCGGATAAAATGCCGTTCGTATCTGTAAACGTCTTTGTGTATTTACCGGTAGCCGCATCATAATCAAGTTTTAAATTCAAAGAGTCACCCAAATTCGGCTTTACCGTATGCTTAGACATTTCGGTTAATATGCCTCGATATGCCTCAAGAATATCTGAGTATCCTTTTGTCTGCATGCTCAAAATGAAACGACAGCACTTATTGTTTTCATCATATCCACCGGTAATTCCGGCGTAAATATCCGAAGAAGCACTTGTTCTATAACCAAGCATGTATTCCCAAATAATTACCTGAGTTGCATAGTAGCCTGCGTCTCCGTATTCTGAATAAGAGTTTGGATAACCATATATAGAAGCTAAAACAACGCCTCTTTTGGCCGTGTTACTTGCGTTCTGCCAAGCGGCTGTATCAACAAGGTCTACGGCGTCTGTAGATGTGCCATTGGCAAAATCTTTGCCAAACTCCAAGCAGTAAGCCGCCTCGCCTGTTGCTGTAACCGTTCTTTTGTAAAACGTTTCCCAACCTCTTTGAGACGGAGATGCTACAGACCCGTCGTCGCCCCAATACTTTATGTATTTATAATGAGTAGGCGACTGCTTAATAGTGTATTTGTTGTTTACATTCGCCGCAAAAGCAGACAAAGAAAACGACCCAAGTATGATAAGCACAGAGAGTATCGAACAAAGAACTCTTGCAAAAACTTTCTGCTTTTTATTAACCATATTTTTTACCTCCTTCTTCTTTTTTTGGTTAATATAATACTGTTCATTTATGTTGCATAGCCGTCAGCTCACGGCGGACGGCACTGTAGCTGTTGCAACAGCGCAAATGTTATGAACGTCTCTATCGTTGTTATAACCAAAACATTTCCCTCCTTTCTTGGATGTTTGGTGACTATACTTTTTAGCGTGTAAAATATAATGATAACTCACTAAGAAAATAAAAAAAGAGAAAACGAGTATTTTTCTTGTTGGTAAATTTTGGTATAACCAAAAACCACCAACGCAAATACACATTTTCTCCATTAACTATTGCTTACGAGCAACTTCTTAACATATAACTACTGCTAAGCACAAACCGTAGTAGATACGGCAATTAACTTATTAACTTGTTACAAATAGAAAATATAAAAAGTGTAGTAACACACTCCCGGACCAAGGTCATCTCTCGCCTTGGCTTCATAATCGACATACATTTTTATCGGTGCGCCTCTATTCAAATATCCGGCGTTAACACACTCATTATATTCGATTTCTGCACATTCCTTTATGTCTTGTAAGACCTTCTGATTATTAAATGAATTAACAGTCAGCGTCCAGCATGAGTTGTTCTTGTTGAGTGTCGAAGACACTTCCACGTTGCTAAATGACCCAAGATGCTTGTTTGCCTCTGCTTTAAGCTGTTCCGGGTTTATATCTTGATTTGACCCGCAAGGAATCTGCCTTTTTGTTGTCGCAGCAGTAGTAACAGAAGCGTTTGATGCTGTTGTTTTTTCTGTTTTTTCTGTTTTTTCTGTTTTGACTGTTGTTGTTTTCATCTTCGAAATATTGTTGGGGCAACTCTCTTTTTCGCCTGTCTCATTATTCGAAGAAGTGTCTTTTAGTGTATCCTGTATTCGGACACTCACTGCCTCTGTTATGGATTCAGAAGTAATCTCCGTTTCGTCTGTAGTGTCACTACAAGAGAAAAGAACTTCGCTGCCAAGCGTTTCGTCGGCTTTACATTTACTTTTGTTTTGCTTTGTAACAGCTGCCCCTATTGTTATTAAAGCAACCAGCCCACAGCAAATACAACATACAACCATAACTTTTTTTCTTTTTTTGGTCTCCATAAAAAATTTCTCCTTTCGAATATATATGACGAAAGTACGAGAAAATTTGCCCTTTTTACGAAAATCCGATGTAAAAAATAACATAAAAAACCGCTTCCCGAAATGGGAAACGGTTTCATATTGTTTTCGCACTTTTTGTTATATTTATTATAACAGGCTGTGTTTGAAAAATCAATGTCGTCTTTTTTTCACGATTTTTTTCACGTGTCAATGTCAACTTTTTTTCATTTTCCGCAATTATTTTACGCAGCCAAGTCATCTTGTGTAATCGTTTCGCCGTTAGCAAGTTTACGAAGAAGTTTCTGGTCAGATGTTATAAGTAGAGTTTCCTTTCTTGAGTCCTTGATATTAACCGTGAAAGTGTTTTCATTTGCTTTAACTAACACTTGACCTCTTGAAAAGTTTGTTATTGTTTTCAGTTCGTTGTGTGTAAGGTTGAAATGTTCTTTAACGATTTTTGCTTCATCATCATCAAGACGAAGTATCATTTTAATACGGCTGTTGTTTAATACAGCTTTACCGTATTTACCACCTTCAAGAGCAAAGAAGTCCTCAATATCCTGTGTTGCCGCTATACCTGAACCACCCATACCACGAATAGTCTTAAATACAGTAACGACAAATTCGGCTGCGAGAGGATTTTTGTTGAGCAACATCCAAGCCTCGTCTATTGCGACAACCTTTTTCTGTGTCTTATCTTGCCTAACAGTATCCATAATAAACTCAAGAGCAACAAACATACCCAAAGGCTTTAACTCGTCTGACAAATCGTTAAGGTCAAATATGATATATTTATTACTGAGGTCAACATTTGTTTGACCGTTAAAAGCACTTGCCGAACCTGTAACAAATCTCAACAAGATATTTGCAAGTCGCTCTGTACCCTTTTGTTGAGAAAGCACATTATATAAATCCTCCAAAATCGGCATTTCTTTATATACTACATTTGAAACAGGATTTCCCTGTTCGTCTACAACAGTTTTTGTTGTATCTATAAGAGAGCTGTTATCTTTTGTAATACCTTTAAGCGAATATGTCTTTAAGATAGCGTCGTCAAGAAAGGTTCTCTCCTCTCCTGACATATCGCCTATCGCCAACGAGAAGAAGGTAAGCAAAGAGTCGATTTTGCTACTGAGGATTGATTGTCTTTCTCTTTTAGATGAATAACCCAATTTCTTTGCGTTTTCATCTGCGCTTGGTCGAATTTCCATAATGTTTATTCGTGTTTTTGAACCCGAAGAAATAGTAAGAAATTCACCATTAACTTCTTTACAACCTCGTTCATATTCGTCGCCCTTAATCGGGGCAATAACAAAAGTTTGTACGCCTTTAAGCCTAAAACGAAGACACATCGTCTGTAAGGTAAATGTTTTTCCTGCACCGGAAGTACCTAAAAGCGTAATATTTGCGTTTGAGTATTTTGAAGTGTCAAAATTATCAATCACGAGCATAGTTTTGTTATCACTGATACCAAGAAGAATTCCGTCTGTGTCGGATACCTCAAACGAATTAAATGGATAGAAGGCACTAAGTCCCGATGTTGTCATGTTCCTCTTGCCCTTACTGTATATGTATGGGTCAAGAGTATTAAGCGGCATGTAAGAAGAAAAAGCTTCTTTAATTTTGTATTCGCACTCATTCAAGTCAACATCAATGGCTCCGAACATATCTTTAACAGCTGAATTTTTTTCATACAACTCTTCTAAAGAAGAAGCGGAAAGAGTGAACATCGTTGTGACATAAAAAAAGTCCTCGCCGCTGTTTAATCTGTTTCTTATGTATGCGCTCGACTGAATAGATTTGCCGATTTCCTCATAGTTTTCGCCCTCGGTGTTTTTCATAGTATTCATCCGAGCCTTGTTAATACGTATCTTGGTACGCAATTTATTCTTCATTGATTTAGAGTCTTTTTTATCGACAAAAATATCAACATCTATACCTTCTGCGCCGCATATTATCCCTGTAAGCCAAGCGTAAGAAATTCTGCTTGGGTACTCCTTAGAGGGAATGTACAGAAACGAATAATACGTCCCGTCCACAACACAATATTCGCTGTAAAACTCTATTTTCTCAGGTGAAACAAGCGTAGAAACGGGAACATCAAAGTTATCAAGCAGTTCTTCGTCATTATCCGTAATGCGCTTTGCTTCATCGTAGAACGCTTGTTTGCGTTCTTTAAGGTCGTATATTGTTTTGTTTTTGTTGGCAAACTCATAAAGCGTGTTAATCAGGAAGTTATTTTCGTCTCCGTGTCGAATAACAGCATTTCCGCAGTTGCGAATAAAACGCCTTATGGTTTGTTTAGCCTTGTCAAGATAATAAACAGCGTCATCAAAGCTTTTTATTTTTTCTGTGTCATTGCCGCAGGCTTCAAGAACTATGAAAAAGCGACGAGATAAACCCGAATAAACTCCCAAGCGTTTTATAAGCCGCATATAATCATCTTGATATGGCTTTAAATGAGAGTCTTTTTCGAGAGCAAAGTCGTGATTCAAAACGTTTATATACTTGTTTACGTCAGCACGGCGCGAAAGACTTTTTATCTGCATCGTTACCGGGCCTATCTTAGTCAGCTGAGCAAAGCCATCAATTATTTTTTCCTTATCCAACGCCGTCTTGTAGTCGAAGTTAATAGGGGCAATTTCAACGATTGTTACATACCTCTTATCCGGCGTTATAATAACGTTGTCTTTGATTTCGACGTTCCCGATAACGTCTTCAAAGCTCATTACCTTGTTGTTTTTTTTCAATTTTATCACCGCCTAAAAAATCATGTTATTACAACAATATATGGAATATTTTTCTGCAAATTTGCCCTTTTTGCAAAAAAGAAAGCCAACACCAATCGGCATTGACCTTCTTAACTTTTGATTTGTTTTGAATACCGCTTTCACTTACTTACGCTTCGGACTTTTTCTTTTTAACAAAATAAACTCCGATAACGCTAAGAGCTGAAAGTCCTGTGAAAGCACCGATTGCTTTTCCGGCTGTACCGGTTTGAGGTATTTCAACGGCTGGTATTGCCTCATTAGTCATATCAGCTTTAACGATTTCGCCGTCTTCTTTAATCTCAAATTCATGCGGCGTTTCATCAAGAATATAACCGGGAGCAGCATCAAACTCTTGATACGTGTATTTACCATATCTTAATGTGAATGTTGCTACACCGTTTTCATCGGTATACCCTTCGGCAACGACATTGCCATCGGCGTCATAAATTCTGAAACCTGCGTTCGGAATAAGAGCACCTGTTGCTACATCGGTCTTTGTAATTTCAACAGTACCGATTATAGGACGGTCTTCGAACGTATTTTCGTCATTATTTGAGACAGTAACAGTCTCGTTATTATTTCTTATTTCAAAATAATAATATTCGTCGTCCGCCACAAAACCTTCAGGGGCTGTTTTTTCGTGAAGGAAATATCCGTTATAACGCAACCCTTCGGCTATGTATGTGCCGTCGTGATTATCCGTCATTGTTCCGTAATACGTATCGACACCCTCATCATAAGTTTCGTTGGCGTTTACGTCGAGGTATATGTCAAATACCGCGCCGGCAATGTTTTTATCCTTATATTCTTTATCAACCTTTGTAACGGTTACATTTCCGGTTATAATGCTGTTTAGAACTTTGATTTCAACAGTTTGAGCATTATCCGTAACAGATACCGGGGTAGACTTTTCGCTTAATACAAAGCCCTCTGGAGCTTCAATTTCTCTTACGATATAGTCTCCGTAAGGAACATCATCAAACACAAATGTACCGTTTTCATCGGTCTTGCTTACAAGATACGCCGTGTCCTTAGTAAATTCGGTTGTGGTTGTTGAGAACAATCCCATTGTAGCGTTTGCGACGGAATTGCCGTCATCGTCCACCTTATGCCCCAATATCTTGCCGCGAATAATATCGTTTTCCACGGCATTACCGTCATTGGCTGTTACAGTAACGGCAAGAACGGATTGACCGGCATAATTGAACTCTACAGGATACTTAACATCGGACGGTATATAATGCTTGTCTGTCGATACTTCTTTGACATAGTATTTACCAAGAGGAATATCGCTGTTAAATATTATATGTCCGTCTTTGTTCGCCGAAGCGATTTCTATAAGTCCGTCTTTCGGAAGAACCGTGTTATCGTCGGCAAGAATATTCTCGTTCGCATAGAGACCAAACTTAACATTTGTTATTTCATCTGCGTTACCTATGTTGTAAAGGTCATCTTTTTCAAGAAGCTTGTCAACTGTAACGGTAGCCTTCTGTCTTTCGTTTGTAAACGATACGGAGTCAGATACAATGCTTTCGTTCTGTCCTGCATAAGAGAGTGTAACATACTGCGGAATATTGTTAAGGGTCATACCGTAAGGTGCTGTTTTTTCAACGATTTTATATGAGCCGAGATAAAGTTCTTTGCTCTTTGCAACACCTTCACTATTTGTCTTCACAGTATCGACAATTTCGCCCTCAGAAGCACGTTTTGTGCCGTCAGAAGTATAAATATCTTCGTTAGCAATAATGTCATATACGGCGTTCTTGAGACCTTTTACGGCATATACGGGAGTGTATATTTTACCGTTCTTATCTTCATTCTTTTCAACGCTGCTTAATACTTCGCCTGACTTGCGTACTTCGATAACACCCTTTTGAGCGACGTTCTCAAAGCTTGCATAGTCGGTAAATGTAACTACATTCTGACCCTTGTATGTCAATGATATATTCTGTTTGGTATTGTTAATAACATAACCGTAAGGCGCGGTTTTTTCAACAATATAATAGTTGCCGAGATAAAGATATTTTGTAACCGCCTTACCGTTTTCGTCGGTAGTTACGGTATCGACCAATTGGTCTTTGGTATATTTAACTTCGCCGTTAACAACTACGTCTTCCGCAGCGAATATATCGTATACAGCACCTTTAATCGGTTTTTCGGTTTCAACATCGGATTTGGTAATTTCAATGTTGGCTTTCTGCGGAGCATTCTGCACTGTGTAGCTGTTCTGGAACACTTCGACTTCCTGACCTTGATATTCAAGGTTTGCCAATACTTCATCCGTATTTAATACGTATCCGTTAGGAGCAGTTGTTTCAATAAGTTTGTATGAACCGAGATAGAGTTCGGGTGATATTGCAACGCCGTTTTCATCGGTGGTAAACGATGTTACTATGTCGTTTTTATGATATTTAACATCACCGTTAACTGTTATGTCATCTGCTGCAACAATATTGAAAGTTGCACCCTCCAAAGCTTTGTTTGTTTCCTTGTCGGTTTTTGTAAGCTTGATAGTAGCTTTTTGCGCAAGGTTTGTGACCTCACAGTTCTTGTTATACAGAGTAATGTTCTGGTCTACGGGCGTAATGTCAACCGTATAGCTGTTTTTGTCCCTTACGTAAGGCTTTGGAGCTGATTTCTCGGTAACGATATACTGTCCTATATACAGAGGTTCGCTTGTGGCTTTACCGTTTTTGTCGGTAGTCAATTCGGCTACCTTCTCGCCCTTTCTGTATACGGTCTTTCCATTTACCTTAATAGTATCGGCAGCCTTAATAACATAGACGGCGTTTTCTACAGGGATATTCGTTTCCTTATCTGCTTTAAGAACTGTTATTGTAGCTTTCTGCGGTGCATTAGCGACTGTGGTTTCTGCATATACAGTTTCCTTTTCCGCATCATACGTAAGGCTTACATCATGTCTTTCTGTGTTGACGGAATAACCGACGGGAGCCGTCTTTTCCTTAACGAAATAATCACCGAGAGGAAGATTTTCCGTTGAAGCCACACCGTCTTTAGTCATTATTGTTGTTACAAGCTGACCGGCACTATATAAAATCTCACCGTTTACGATTATGTCGGATTTAGCATATACTTCAAATTCTGTGGTAAGGTCTTTGACAGTTTTATTCGTTTCCGAATCGGTCTTAGTTACTGTTATTCTGCCCTTCTGAGATACGTCTTTGTCGGTAACTTTAAACGTAAAGATGCTTACATCCTGACCTTGATACATCAGGGGAACATAGTATACGTTGTTGTTCTTGTTGTATCCTTCCGGAGCCGTCAATTCTTTGACATAATATGTTCCGAGATACAATTTCTTGCTGTCACCTTTACCGTTATCTGTAGAGACTTTATCTACGAGCTGGTCTTTCTTGTACTTAACATCGCCGTTTACAACTATGTCAGTGCTTGCGTAAACACCGTATACAGCACCTTTTATAATCGGGCGGTCAGTTTCGGCGTCAATCTTTGAAATTTCAATAATGCCTTTCTGCGGCATATTTGAAACTGTTTCAGATTGAATGTATACTTCAGCTTTCTGCCCGTCGTATTTCAATGAAACATTGTGATTGTCTTTGTTAAGGACATATCCCGTAGGAGCACTGACTTCCTTGAGATAATATTCGCCGAGATAAAGCGCATTTGAAAGAGCTTTCCCGTTTTCGCCGGTCGTTAATGTACCGACTTTTGTTCCGGCTTTAAACATTGTAACACCGTTAGCAATTATGTCTTCTCTTGCATATATATCAAAAACAGAATTGCTAAGAGCTTTGTTGGTTTCTTTGTCGGTTTTAGTAAGGTTAATCTGTGCTCTCTGAATTTTGTTAACCACAGTACCGTCGTTTACCTTAATAACATCGCCGTCATTTGATATTACAACGTCATAAGACCTACCGTCTGTTACATATCCGGTAGGAGCTGTTTTTTCGGTTACTCTGTACTTTCCGTCATTCTTTTCCGTTACGGGCAATTTGTTGACATAATAACCGTCGGTACAACCGTATCTGTCGTTGTCAAGTGTAGACGAATGAGACAAGTTGCACACGAAATCATATTCGTTTGTGTTTTTGTTATATTCGCTTACTGCGAATACAGCATCATCAGCAAGTATTATATCGCCTGTTTCCGCGTCCGTTTTTGAAAGAACCAAATCTCCGCGTTTGTATTTGTTGTCAAAGGTTACGGAAGAGGTTTCGTTATATTTAACGGTAACAGTCTGGTCTGACGGCACTACCATATAGGAAGGACAGTTAAGTTCTTTTACCGTGTATGTACCTATAGGTAAGCCTTCTTTGGTAGCAACACCCTCAGCGTTTGTAGTGATTGTTTCGTTTATTGTTTCGCCGTCAATTGCAGTACCGGATATGTTAAATTGGTATCCTGACTTAATACCGTCTTCAGCGTTCTTTCTGACTTCAATGTTGCCGCGTTTAAGGTTGTTTGAAAACCAAACATTTGAAGTGTTGTTCGGCGTAACGGTTGTATACTGATAATCAGGTTCTACATAATACTTTTCGCCCGTTGCCTTTTCTGTAACTGTGTATGTACCGGGGCGCAAATCGTCTATAACAACATATCCGTCATATCCGTTTCCGCTGTTTATCGTTACATCCATATTGATGCCGTTACCGCTTATATTGAATACCATTCCCTGACTATCGCCTTGTTCGGCATGTTTGTTTATCTGTATTTTTCCTCTGCCCTCTGTTTTGAGAGAGAAATACGCATTAACAGGGTCGTTTCTTGATACTGCCGTTGCCGTAGTCTGACCCGGACCAACGCAGTACATAGCCGTAAGCTGAGGCAACGGATTTGAAAACGAGTTGTTGGTTCTTTCGCCGGTTACTACCTGTGAACCGTCAAACTCGTTTGTTGTGAATATGTTAAGCCAGTTACCCACAACTTCAAACTCAACGCCCGGCATGCTAAACGTATATCCAGATACAACGTGGTTCTCGTCAAATATGCTCTTTTCGTATCTGCCCGTGTTCGGGTTGTAGTCGAGAGTTATGACTTTATCATAGCCATCACCATAGCTTTTAGCTGCAAACTTTGGAACTGTTCTGTGGCTCAACATCTGAGCTTCTATCTTGTAATATACGGCTTTACAAGCATCTCTATTTGCGGAGCTTGTCTTGCCTCCGAAAGCACAGTTTAGGAACGTCTCAGTTTTATCGGTGTTAAACAGACCTTTAACAATAGCCCACATAATAGCCTGTGTAGCAACCTCTTCAACATCACCTGAATATCCGTATCGCGGAGTACCGTTATATCCGTAGATAAAGGCGTATTTAATAAGCTGCTGTTGGTCTTTAGACAGGTCATTATAGACTTCGCTTGCTGTTTTATTACCTTCCTGCACCTGTACGCCCGGCTCAACGCAATAGGCAACCTGACCGTTGGCTTTAAGTCTTTGATGCTGACCGTGTTTACCGCCCAAACCTAACTCTTTATGTGAAGTAAAGTCATAATAAAATCCGCTTATCCAGTCGTTTCTGCCGGTAACTCTTACGGTTTCTCCGTCGCTTATAGCCGATGAAGTCAGCGGTATTACCGACAACATCATCAGCACGGCAAGAAAGATGGACACGATTCTTACGATTTTTGTCTGTTTTCGGTTGTTTGAATGAATACTTGTAGTGTTCATAATAGGATTTCTCCTTTCGTATAAATTTTTGTTTTTTAAACACTTACAGTAATATTTTTTGCATTTTGCATATGTGCTGCCGTGCTACGAAAAGCCCGTACCGTAATTTGGAAAATTCGGAACAAAGAGCATATTGATACCTCCTCTTATTTGAAAATTTGATTTTTGCTTGCTTGCACCTATATATGAAAAGGTTTTTTGCAAATTTGCCCTTTTTACGAAAATTCGATGTAAAAAAAGGCATAAAAAAACCGCCTCCCATAAGGAAACGGTCTGATATTTGTTATTTGATTGTTTTTCGGTGCTTTGTTTTTTCGCACTTTTTGTTGTACTTATTATAACATATGGATTTCTTTTAAGTCAATGTCAACTTTTTTTCACAATTTTTTTCACGTGTCAATGTCAACTTTTTTTCATTTTGGAATAAAAAATAAAGCCCTTTTGGGGAGGGCTTTATCTTCGTGAGGAGCGTTATCGCTGGGTGCGGATAACACTTTATTTTATTATACTTTATTTTCTGCAAAAAAGTATTTTCTACAAAAAATCAATAAACAACATAAATGTAATACGGCTCAGCGCTGTCATTAGGACGGTACTTATAGAAGATGTTGATATGTGCGGGTTTTTTTGCACGATATTCAGCATATTCCTCGTCACTCATTTCCGACCAATCTTCCCTTAAAAGTTCATACGTACTATCAATCTCGTCACGCAAATCCTTGGAGTATTTAGCTTTGTGCGCATCATCAAATTTAGCCAATATACCTGTTTCCGGACCCCAAGAAGTGCCAACCTCGGTTAAAGACGAGTCTATAACAAAGCCGTATTTATTTCTTGCATAAGCTTTAGCTTCTTCAACAATAGCCTTGACATCGGCTTCGGTCACAGGACGAGTACCCTGTTGCTGACTGCCACCGCTGCTATTTGAGCCACCGGAGTTGCCCTTATTGCCAGAGTTGTTTTTGTTACCGCTGTTTGTTTTATTGCCGCCTGTGTTTTTCTTGCCGCCCGTGCTTTTATTGTTTGAGCTGCCTGTATTGCCTGAACTGCCCTTGTTGCCTCCGGCGTTATCATTATTTGCGTTATTGTTTTCGACTGCTGTATTATCAATAGCAGCTATGGTTGTTTCCGGTGTAGCGGTAGTATAAACAAAGTTACCGCTTTCGTCGGTTACGGGTACAATGTGACCTTCCGCATCGACGGTAGTTTCAACGCCGTCGGGCAATGTTGTAGTCTCGGTTTCCGGTTCAGCCTGCACGGCAACATTCGTAGTGTTTTCTTCCGCTTTGATTTTGTTGTTATGCACAACCGTAGGAACGGTTATCGCAGTTGCTATAACGATTACTCCCGCTACGGTAAGAGTAGCAAAACGAGCTTTAAACTTCTTGTCGTTTTTTAGC